TCACTGCGCATGGTCGCGCACGCTGTACCGGACCACGCCCCAGACGACCAGGTCGTCACCCTCCATGATGTAGCGCGGGGGATACGCCGGGTTCTCCGACTTGAGGATCACCACCCCGTCACGGCGGTGTAGACGCTTGCATACAGGCTCGCTGTTGACGGCGGCAATCACGATGTCGTCGTGCTCGGCCTCGCGCCCCCGGTCTACGATGACGATATCGCCCGAGTAGATGCCGGCGCCCTGCATGCTGTCGCCCTCCACTTTCACCAGATACACATGGGGCGCGCGGAGGTCGAACAGTTCATCAAGCGAGATATGGCCTTCCAGGTGATCAGCCGCAGGCGACGGGAAACCGGCCGGGACGCGGAACGAGTAAAGCGGGATGGGTTCGGTGCCACCGGTCGGCGCACCCAGGAAGGTGGTGGTCATGGCGATAGGCTCGGAGAAAACTGTATGTATATACAGTTAATCCAGCATCCGGCGCCCGGTCAATCCTGGGCAACGATAATTCTGACGAGCGAGAGGTGGGGAATGTGCGGGCGCTACTCGATCTTTGAGTCGATGGATCACTACCTGCGCCAGCTTTCGCTGGACCTGGTGATCATCAACGGCTACGACCACGAGCCAATTGTCCGGTACAACGTGGCGCCCTCGACGCGGGTCGAGGTAATCCGACAGGTTGAGGATGGACTGAGCGTGGATCGAGTGAAGTGGGGATGGTCGCCGTTTTGGGCGAAGGGGAAGCGTCCCGATCCGATCAATGCTCGGGCCGAAACGGTGGTGACGGGGAAGTTTTTCAAGGGCCTGTGGCCAGCCGGCAGAGCCTTGGCGCCGGCCAATGGATGGTTCGAGTGGGTGACCGACCCTGCGGACCCGAAGCGAAAGCAACCGTACTACATCACCAGCACCGACGGCGCCCCGCTGTACTTCGCGGCGCTGGCCGAGGTGCACCAGGGCATCGAGCCGGACGAGCGCGACGGCTTTGTGATCATTACCGCTGCTGCTGATCAGGGGCTGATCGACATACACGACCGGAAGCCGTTGGTTCTAACGCCAGAGGTGGCGAGGGAATGGCTGAATCCAGCCACTTCAACCGACCAAGCGGCAGCGATTGTGGAAAGTGGGTGCCGGCCGGCCTCGGACTTCAGGTGGTATCCAGTGAGTAAAGCGGTGGGCAACGTGCGAAACCAAGGGCCAGAGCTAATCGATCCTGCTCAGTGACGAATCAACGGCTGATGCCCCAGCGCGTACAACTGGTAGTCAGTCACGGCTTGGTAAGCTGACTCCGCGATCACGCGCAGACGCTCTATCTGCTCCACAGATTCGCCGGCGGCCTGGGCTTCGTGATATCTGCGAAGCGCGGCGATCGCCTCCTGTATCAGAGGCTCGCCCGCTTCGATCATCCCTTCGACTGTGCGCTTCACTGCCCTACCCCGGTGGTTTGATCAGAGCATTATAGGCGCCCTCGCACGCCAACCCTGCTATTCGGGCGCCGTCATACGCTTTCGCCAACTCTCCCGCTCGAGCATCAGCCCGTGCGAGCAGGTCGGAGAGCACCATTGCGGCGCGGGTGGCTGCTTCGCCTCGATCGGCAACTGCGGGATCCGGGCTGGAGCAACTGACGGAGGTCGCGAGATCTGTGGCTGCGTCGTGCAGCCGCTGGCCAGCAGCATCAGCGTCAGCAGCACCGGCATCAGCAGCCGCTTGTTGTTCATGAGCATTCGCCATTACCTCCTCATGCGCCTCGGCGCGTCGTTGTTCTTCCTGCCGCTCGCCGCGCTCGCCAAGCACTTCTGCCAGGCGGTCGCCGCTGTCACGCTGCGCGGAGGCCTGGCCAGCCTCTGCGCGCTCCACTGATCGACCGTGCTCATAGGCGCCCCAATACGAGGCGACGACCAGCAGCAGCGCGATTACGCGCACGCCCCAGCCGCTCACGCCAGCACCTTGAGCGCCAGTTCATACAGAGCCTTGCGCTCGGCATCGCCGTGCGGCACGCGGCCCGGCTGCCCGGTGTTGATGATGCTGCCGATGTCCCGGATGCGGCCGGCGTCGGCCAGTTCGTTCAGGCCGCGCTTCGCCCACCACCAGGCGGCGGACTGAGCGGCATGTTCGGCCTGTTCGAGCAGCTCGGGCTGATCTTCCAACGGGAGGCCCAATGCTTGGCCGGCGGCGCGGTAGTTGTCGCGGCCAGTGAGCTGGATCAGGCCACGACCCTTGAAACGCCAACCGTCGCCGGTAGACTCCGGCCCGTTGCCCATCCGCCCGCCATACACCTTGTTGGCGATCTTCTCAGGCTGCCGGGCGTACGCGGCGGCGGTCTCTGGGGTGAACCGGCTTGGCCAGGTACGCATCAGAGCGTCGGCGCTGTAGTTCAGATTCTCAACCAGGTTGCGCAGCTGGCCCGATTCGTGGCCGATCTGTGCGAGGAAGGCCGCCATGCGCAGGCGGCTGTCGATCTTCCAACGCAGTGTGGCGCGGTTGATGGCGGGTACAAAAATGCCCGCGACTTGGCGGGCATTGGGGAGGATGCGCAGCAGCTGCTGCTCAGTGAGAGGTGTCATGCGTTTCTCCAGACAAAAAAATACCGGCGCATGGCCGGTTGACGGGCTCAGGTGTTGCGGTCAGGCAGCTTCGAGCGCAGTCAGCCGGGCTTCAAGGCCAGCAGCGATGAAGGCCAGCAGGCCGTCCATGCGGAATGAGTATTTGTTTCCGGCAGGCACGACCACCTCCGTGTACGCCTCGCTGACCAGGGCGCCGTCGACGAAGCCGCCAGGCTCAATCTCACGACCTTCTTCGTCGAGGAGCGCAGGGGTGGCAACTTGCTCATACTGGGCCGGATGCTCGATGACCGTGTCTTCCCATTCGTCGAAGCAGATAAACGAGTAACCGAAGGGGTCAAGGCCGTGGGACTCCATGATCTCGACGGCCCGCTGCACGGTCATGCCGATGTGCTCGCGGGCGTCATCGCCCTTCTCGGCCACCGAGGCGAGAAACTTGTACGCACCGATCTCCCGAGAAAGGTCTTTCGCCGCCGCCAGCTCGGCTTCGGTGAGACCCCGTACATCGGTCTTGTCGCGCGCATCGGATGTGTTGATCGTGCCAGTGCCGGCGTACACCGTAGACCAGCGCAGCGCCGAGTTGCCCAGCGTGAAGGAGTTGTCAGTGCGCGGACGAACGACACCGCCAAATACCACCGAGCCATCGAAGTTCATCTCCATCGGGGTGGACTGGAGCGTACCGTCAGCCCGCGTGATCCACTGGAACGTCATGCGCCCGGAAGTGCCGCCCGTACTGTTCGCGGCCATGGCCGCTGCGTAAGTCGAGTTCTGGCTGAAAATCAACCGATTGCCGTTCGTGACACTGCCACTCCCCTGGAACTCCGCACAGTATGATGCCTGGGTGACGGCGCCCATGGTCCCAGCGTATACCGCCTTGCCACGGAATAGCATGCGAGTAGGGACAACCGAACCCGATACAGCGGCCTCGTCCACAACGCCAAGGATGTATGCCCCGGCGCCGTAGCCGCTGCCGTGGTATGGCACAAACTGGATACCGCCGACGGTATCGTCGATAGACGGCGGCGTGGGTTCAGCTGTGGTTCCACGGGACCGCAAGAAGTTGAACCTGCCCCCCCAGGCGCTTGTGGAGCTGGCCGAGATAAACTCGGCGACCATGTTCTCGTTCTTGGCGATAGAGATGACTGGGCCTATGGCGACAGGCGCGTGCGTTACACCGCCGACAATCAGCGTGTCGGTCAGCGATGTGAGTGACAGGCTCTTCGCCTCCAATGTGCTTGTCGACACGAGGGGGCCAGTCAGCGCACCGCCGGCGGATCCGAGGCCATAGTTCCAGGCATACCAGTTAGAACCGGATGGCCTGGATCGGGATGCAATGCGACCTGTCGCATGGTCGATGGCCACCTGCGTGATCACGTCGTCGAATGCAAGACTCACGCGCAGCTTGGCGCGACCGAACCCATCAGGGCGCCCCAATGCAGTCGCGGTGCCGATGAACTCGCCGGGCTGGTTTACGTCGTTGTAGTTTACGACCTCGCGCGTCTGGGCAATGGGCCCGCTGATGCCGGCGTCGTCGAGAAGTTTGAAGTTGTTGTTGATCCGCGTGAACGCAGTGCGCGGATCGTCGCCGTCCTGGCCGCTCGGCGGTGTTCCGAGCCGCACTTGATCTAGTGGCATGCCCCCCCCTCAAAGGTTTGTAATATCAGCAAAAATGAGGTCCCCGCCAACTATGACATCAATGGTTGTAGGTGGAGGGGCGCCAGTAACTGGAATTTCGGAGTAGTCGTATATCTCTTCTGGGAGCGCTGACACCTTCCCGATGACCGACGTATTGAATCTAGGGCTGCTGTACTGCCTAGTAACAAAAGATAGATCTGGGATATCTGGAGATCGATACCCACTCTGCACAAGAGTACCGCTCCACTGCCCAAAAATTATTCCGTATTTTCGTCCAGGCTGAAGCTCGTATGTCCGCGAGCCCGTTACTTGCTGTGGTGCGGAGCTATGAACAGTCAAGAAATCAGAAGCTGCATCGAATACCAGGCTTCCAGACTCACTAAACAATTGCATTCCATATCCGCTGTCCGGTGGCGCATCCTGCCTAAATGTGTGGCCAGTTACGACTTGACTGGCGTTCGGCGTAACCACAGCAACTATGAATTCGTTAGATGACGACGCCCTAATCCTGCCTATTTGAAAAGGGCCATTCGATGAAATCGCTATCACGTCGCCCATCTTCAAAGAAAACACTGCTGCCTGAAAAGCTAGCCCCCAGCTACCGCCTCCTCCCCTCACTTTCGACTGCTTATTAACCAGCCTGAAGTTAGTGAACCGATCATCAATTTGAAGGAAGTCATCTTGATTGTAAACCTGAATCCCGGCACGCATCAAAACACCCCATAAGTCACATACGCTGGCGATTGATTGTTACTCGTGAACCTCCAAATCAGCGATTGCCCATCAATACTTATTATAGGAGTAAACCCTGTATAAGACCCTGAGTTCGCCAGCGCAATTACTGTATACCAAGGTTTTCCCTCCAAAAACCTTGAATCGATGATCGACCCGTTGCTAGACCCAGTGTAAATAGTTCCCATAGGAAGGCCAACGCGTGACACAAGCGATAGTTTTGAAGTCCCGTCAGCCCTGAATATTTCCAACCCAGCCGGCATGTTGCACGCCTCCTCTATGACCAAACACCAAGTCTCACACGGAGAGTATCAGCAGAGTCAAAAACCTGAATCAGCTTATTGGTCATTGTCAATCTACCGCCACCTTCTGACGGCCCATTCACCTCGAACTCATTTGTTACAAAATTAATTCTGATACCCTTTTCCCCCTGAACATAGTCAGAAGACTTAAGTTCTCCAGTTATAATCAGATTGATGATATCGGCCTGGTTGATGATCGCGCTGTTCATGAACACCTGGCCGTTGTTAATCGCAAAGACCGACTTCGGCGTGCCGCCTGGCTGGTTCATGACGGAGAAGAGGTTCGCCAAGAAGACGATCATCGACTGCATACCATCCGGCGTGTTCTCAACGCTGACGCCCATCCCGGCGCCGTAGTAGACGCCGTTCACGTCCACGCCGACTTTGATGTTTCGCGTGGCGCGAAGCTCGCCATCAACTCCGACCAGCGCCTCAGCGGTATCCTCGGCCATGGCCCTGGTGCCGTCGAGTTCAGTGCTTAACGCTGCAACCTGCTGTGCCCGAGCCTCCTCTTCATTCGCCACAGCCTGGGCGACGTTCTGAACACTGCTTTCAGTCTCGCCGACCCGCGCCGTCAGGGACTCCGATACGCTCGAAAGCGCTGAGACGTCATCAGTGAGCGTCTCCGTTGTGCGCACCACGCGCGCCAGGTTGCCGTCTACTTGAGCCTTGACCTCGTCCACCTGTTTTGCGATTGCCATGTCGCCGGCAGCGAAGGCCGAGTAGATCGACCATGCTCCGGCGTAAGAGCCGGTTTCGCCTGGACGCCAGCCGTCGATTGCGCCAGCCATGTTCGGCGCGACTGCGGCCTCTACGCCCAGCATCCTAATTGCGATGGCCGTCAGTTCGCCGTTTATCTCCTCAACGCTGGTCTCGACGTTATCGACCCGCACCGCCAGAGCGGTAACTAAATCACCGAGGCTGGCGTAGTCGCCCAGGTACTCCCAGAACGCGGCGTCGGCCACCGGCGTGCCGGTCGGAACATCGATCTTTGCGCGGTACAGCTTGCCGTCGAGCTTGACCAGCGAGCCGGCCAGGTAGGCCTCGGTTTCGTCCCAGTCGGGCGCCCCGGCCAAGTCTGCAAGCTGAGACGACAGCGAATCGATCTGGCTTTGCAGCACTTGATCGCCAGCTTGCAGTCGTTCGTTGACCGAACCGGCGCCGTCGCCACTGATCTTGCCGATCTCCCCAGCCAGCTGTTGGCCTAGGTGGCTTTCGTTGATCTTGCCGTCCAGATACTCCAGCAGCTCAGCCGCGTCGGCACTGGACTGCCCGTAGATCCAGTCGGACCAAGGCCCGATGTTGCCGGTCCTGTCGACGAGGCGCGCCCGGAAGAACCGGACAACACCGGCAGCCATACCGGAATGCAGATAGGTCGAGGTCGGATAGGCCATATCGCCCAGCTCAACCGGGTTCTGCCCTGTGCTCTCCGATGCCATCTGGAACTGGGTATACTCCGTATCCCCTGCTCCCTCCGGGAAACCCCATACCAGTCGGATACCAAAGATCTCGCTGGTGGTGCGAAGGAACGCTACCGCCGGCGGCGGCGTGGTCTTGCCCTGCACATCGGTGAGCATCGAGCTGGTGGGTAGCGAGGAGACCTCCATCGAGTTCACCGCACGCACGCGCGCCAGGTACTGGCCGGCGTACACCCCACGGATATCGACCAGCAGCTCGCCGGTGCGCGGCACCTTCACCCAGTCGCGATCGCCCCACTTCCATTCGACATCGTAGGCAACCGCACCAGGTGCAGCGTCCCAGGCGATCGTCATCGTGGTGATCGCAATACCCTGGTCGATGGCGGCGCTGTCGCTGATCAGCACCCGGGCCGGCGCCTCCTGCACGCCCGGTGGCAACGCGCTGACCGGACGATCATCAATCATCGCGCCGTTGTCGATGTAGTCGAACTTGCTGGGCTCATGCTGGATCAGCTCGAGTTGGAACTGGTGCCACTCCGGCCGCGTGACGTTGCGGACGTAGAACTGCATGACCTTGAGGTCGTCGTAATCGAGCACCCAGCCGCATTCGGCCTCGGGCGCCTCGCTGTAGTCGGCCATGACGGTGACCGCCCGCCCCGCTACCGAGCGCACCTGCCGGGCCTCGGACTTGCCGCTTGGCAGGTTGACCAGCAGGCGGGCACCCGTGGGCATCTCTACATCACGATCCAGTGTGATCACCCGGCCCGCCGCGGCCGCGATACGGCCGCCATTGGCGCGGCCGGCGAACATAGGGTCGGCCAGGGAGATTACGGTGCCGGGCTTGGGGATGTAGCCGTCCAGACCAACCCGCGCGGAGGCCGAGCGCAGCTGCAGTTGCTCGGACAGCAACGCCCACTTGCCGGCGCGCTGCGCCTGCCCGCGGGAGGTGCACCCCACCGCCTCCACCGAGGTCTCACGGACCCCATACTCCGCAACCGCGTCCTCATCGAACACCGGCTCCTTGTCGGTTTCGAAGCCCTGATCCGGATCGTCGAACGAGACCATGGCCAGGCTGTTACGGTCTCGCCACTTGCTGCCTACATACTTGATGGCGCCATCGCCGATGATCTGCGAAGTCGCGTAGTTGTAGACCGGATCCTGCGGCATGTCGGCGTTCACGGTGATCTGGTTGCCGTCCCAATAGGCCAGCCCGTGGAAAATCGCCGCCAGGTCTTGCAGAACCGCCCAGGCGTCGGCCTGCTTCTGCAGGTAGAGGTTGCAGGTGAATCGCGGCTCCTCGCCGCCCTTGCCGTCAGGCACAAACTGGTCGCAGTACTGCGCGATACGGTACAGGGCCCAGCGGTTGATCATGGTCTGGTCGATGCGGTCGCCCAGGCCGTAGTACGGATTCAGCGCCAGGTCGTAGAACACCCAAGCCGGGTTGTTGGTGTAGGCCTCTTTGAAAGAGCCGTCCCAGATCCCTCCGCTGGTGCCAGCGCCACTGGTGGCGTAGGTCCGCGACTCCGGGTCGTAGTTCATCGGCACGCGCACGATCCGGCCGCGCATCAGGACCGCGATTTTGGCGATATCGCCGCCGAACGCCTGGGCGTCATACTCAACACAGCTGACGGCGGTCAGCGGGTACTCTTGGTCGCTGTCGACAACTTCGGCCACGGCCTCGACATACATCCCGTCCTGCACCAGGGAGCTGCCAGAATTCGCCGATGTGCGCCGCGCGCGCACGGTCCACCTGCTGCCCTCTGGAAGCTCGATGCGGTGCGAGCGCTCGTACTTCGTGACGTTCTTGCGCGATACCGAAGACGCCAAAAGCTCCACAAATGGGCCGCCATCGGTGGAAACATCGATGGCATAGCGAACGGTCACGCCGCTGATGTTGCCGGCCGAGTCCTGAGCCTGGAGGACCGGCCAGCTAAACCGCACGCGCACAGCATCAACCATCGGGTTGGTTATCGTGTGCAGCCAGGGGGTCGTGTTCCGCAGCTCCTGCTGAACATCGATCTCGTTACTGGATTCGGTCACGCCCTCGAGGCGCTCCTGGTTCAGCTCGCCATTCCGAAACTGCCACTTCACCCCGGGGAAGTTGATCGTTCCGTCTTCGGACTGGATAGGCGTGCCGTCGAGGCGCACCGACCGCAGGCCATTGACCGGCCCGACAATAGGCCCCCAGCTCCAGAGGTAGAGCATCCTCGCCGTGGCAATGGACGGAATGCTGTTGGCGGCGATTGTTGGCTGGCGCTGCTTTTTGCTGCCGCTTTTGGCGCCGGACACTCTGCGCCGCTGCGCAGGTGCAGCCCTCGGCTTGCGCTTCACTGAGGTCATTCACATCTCCAAGGCACAAAAAAGCCCGCTTCTGCGGGCCGCGTAAACAGGCGTTACTTTCTGTCTTGCGTGTAGATCCCGCCGGACTCGACGGCGCCGCCGATCTCGCGCTCGCCGTACAGCACCGGGTAGGGGTTGCCCTGGGCGATAGTGGTGACCGCCGAGCCAAAGCCGTAGCTGGGGTTGTTGCCATCCTCGTTCCGGTCCAGGCTTCCGGTTTGCGGCATCGGCGACAGCATTTGCACCACACCACCCAGCGCCAGGCCTGCGCCGCCCGCCATCAGCCCAACACCGATTGCAGAGGTCGTGCCGAAGGTGAAGTAGCCGACGGCGATCAGCACAACCCCGAGAATGGTTTGGAATAGGCCGGCGGTCTTGGAGCCCTGGATGATGGGGGCGATGCGGATATCACCAGCGTCCGCCCCCTTCAGCTCCAGGTCTTCGGCTCTGAGATTGCGCTGGCCGGAGAAAACGGTGAACACCAGGCCGCGCTCCTCGCCTGTGGCGATGAACTTCTCGAACCCCGGCACCATCATGCAAAGCGCCTGGATCGCCTCCTGCGGGCTGGCCACATCGAGCACATACTCGCGCCCGAAGTGCTTGCGCAGCACCCCGTACAGCTTGATGGTGCGCTTCATGGGCGGTAGTCCTTGTGGCGCAGGATGAGCCGGCAGCGGTTGCCCATCGACCATCCATACACCTCGCGGGCCGAGGATCGGCCGGCCATGTGGTGGTAGATAAATGGCCCGCTGCCGCCCAACGCTGGGGCTTCCTCGCTGATCAACGCAGGCTCGTCGCCCAGGTAGATCGCGCCGTGGTTCGGATGGTGGCATGGGCGCCCCGGGGTGGCGATCGCGAACACCAGCAGATCACCACGCCGCGGCTCGGCCACATGCTCGAAGCCGATGTTGAAGGCGTTCTCCTCGTAGAGGCTTGGGCCATCAGGGTCTTCCCACCAGAGGTCTCTGCGTTCGAAGTTCGGCAGCTGGATGCCGGCTTCGCGTGCGTACCAGTCCCGGCAGGCCGTCCAACAGTCGAGCAGGCCGTGGACGAATCCGCGGCCGAGCAGAGGCGCGCGGTAGCCGGTCGGCTTGAACCACTCCATATCGCCGCCTGGCCAGCTTACAATCCCCCATGGCAAGTCGTGCAGTTCGCAGCTGACCAGGTCGCCCATGCTCGGCTTGGCCGAGGCGTCAGGGTGGCTGTGGATGATCGCCAGCAGCTCGCCGCGATCCTCGGCGTCGGCCAGGTCTTCGTGGTGGAGCTGGAACTGGTCCTTGGACGAGACGGCCAGGTTGCGGCACGGCACGTACTCGCGGCCTGACGCGGTCTTGATCAGCACCCCGCAGGCTTCGGCCGGGTGCTCGCGTTCCGCATGCTCGCGAATCGCGGCCTGCAGCTGTTGATTAATGCGCATGGTTACCTCGAGCTTGCGATCAGGCTTGCGCCCATGGACCCGCCGAAACGCTTGGTGTTGCCCCGCAGCTTGCAGCTGGCCCAGCGGCCGGCACAGCGGTCGAGGGCGGGGTTGTCGGTGGGCTCGTTCTGCTTGGTGAACATCGCGGCACCGGTGTAGGCGCAGGCTTCGCCCCGGTACTGCCCGCGGCAGGCCCACCGGCACAGCTTGGTGATTTGCTGGCTGGGTAGCTGGATGCCGCCCAGATCCAGAGGGCTGGAGAGGTCGAACGTCACCTGTTCCCGGTCTTCCTCGGTCTTCTGCTCGATGTACCACAGGTTCTCGCGGCACTGATTCGAAGCCTCGGGGTTGCCGCCTGGGAAGTTGGCGGCATCCAGGAAGTGCTTGAAGGTCTCGATCACCCTCACCTTCGCGCCGGCCATGTCCTTCAGCGCCAGGCACAGGGCCGTCACGGCGCCGCGCACGCCGGCGATCTCGTTCGCCAGTTGCAGGCTTGGCGTAGCTGGCCGGCCGTCGCCGCGGATATCGAACCCCTTCGCTTCCATCTGCATGGGCGAGTAAAGCTGCCCCTGCCAGATGATGTCGCCCTCCTGGGCGTGCCCGTGAAAGCGCATGATGTTGCCGCCCAGGCGCGTGGCGTCGATCTCGTACAGCCGCACCTGGTTGCCCGGCTCGAGCTTTTGGATGTCGGTTTCGAATGCCATGGGGCCTCAGAAAGAAGAAACCCCGCCGGAGCGGGGTCAGTACGGGGTGAATGTCTGCTTCATGGTGAAGCTGATCTTGAATTGCCCGGCGCCTTGCGGGTCGAGCTTGTAGCCATTGATCTTGTACCGGCCCGGCACGCCACCAGGCGGCGTCCAGAAGAACGACCTGAAACCTTCGTGGAGGTCGATGAAGTCGCGCATCAGGCGGAGCTCCTGCCCCGCCTCAAGACTACCCACCGCTTGGTGCGTCCACTCCTCGGACTTGGTGTTTAGGCCTGTGCCGCCGGACTGAACGTATCCGTCGCCGAAGTCGTTCTCCCAGATCCGCTGTTTGACCTCGCCGGACGCGCCGACGCGGGTGCAGAACCCGAATGTCTCCGTCATCATCTCCTCCCCATGCTTCCGCCCTGGCCGAACTCCTCGTTGAGCACCTTGCGGATCGTCTGCTTCAACCCCTCCCCCATTGCCTCACCCTGCCGACGCGAAGCCTCATCGCTCATGCCGGGCTGCCCCTGAACGGTGATAGGCGCGTTGATGGTGACACCGCCGCCCCCGCCGCCCACCGCGCCGCCGTCGTTCGCGCTGCGCAGGTACTGGGTCAGGTCGCGGTTCTGGCTGGGGTTGAGCACACGCTCACCACCATCGAGCAACCAGGTGCCTTCGCGAGGGATGTTGTCCATGCCGTTGTGCGCCATCCCCATCAACGCAGTGGATGCCACGCCGGCAACCATCGGGGCAGTAGTTGCTGCGGCGGCCGCGGCTGCTGCTGGAGCCATGGCCGGGCCCACGATTGGGATAGCCGCCGTCGAGGAGAACGCGTTCAGCTGAGCCATGAAGGAAGTAGCCTGGGCGTTCGCCACCAGCGCCATGCCGGCGGTTATCTGCGTGGTTTGCCCAATCGCAGCCTGCACAGCCTGGTAGACAAGCCACTGCGCAGCCATGTCCGTCAAGGCGCTGATCGTGGCTTTGGCAAACCCGGTCACCATGTCGATCAGGGCGTCACCGGCGTCCTTCGAGCCGGTTGCCACGTCGGACATGAACGAACTGAGCTCGCTCCTGGCGCTACCAAGAACCGAAGTCGTTGCATCTGCAGCCATGGCTGAGTAGTTCGTTGCCGCGTCAGCGAAGTTCTCCCAGGCGCCAGTAACACCGTCCATCCAATTGGCTTGCGCCTCTTCAAGCTTGCTGTAGTAGTCCTCCTGCAGCGCCAGGCGCGCAGCCAAAGCCCCGCTGAGCAGCTGCGTTTCCTTGTCGAACAGGTCCTGGCTGATATCGCCGCTGTTTCGCTGCAGAACGAGCTCTCGCTGCTGCCGGTTGAAGTCCTCCTCGATCGCCAGCCGCTCCTTCAGCCGCTCCTTGTACTCGTCGCCACGGCCGGCTCCAGCTAGCTCCTGGTCAAACCCGCTTTTCGCGGTCTGGTAGTCCTCGTTCACGCTGGACCTGAACGCAGCAAGCTTCTTGGCATCCTCCTCGGCTTGCTTCAGCTTTTTCAGGGCATCCAGTTCAGAAGCCAAGCCCTCGAGGCGCTTGCGTTGCTGAGCGTTGACGCCTTCAAGCTTCCCGGCCGAGATCTCGAAGGCCAGCTTCTCCACTTCGGTGGCGTTCTTGCGCTTGTCGGTCGAGGTGTTGATCAGCTCGATCTGCCGCTGATACCCCTCCTCCATCTGCTCGAACTGACGACCCAGGGCCTTGCTGTCTTTGTCGTTGGCTTTAGACTCCTTGAGGGCCTTGCTGGCCTTGTCGATCGCCTCTGCGTACGCAAGTGCCTTCTTTTCATCGGGCGGGGAAAGCTTCAGCGTTCCTGCGGCCAATTGAGCCCGCAGCTTCTCGACCTCCGTCAGCTTCCCGGCTACTACCGATTGCTTCTCGAGGTTCTTGAGGTAGTTGCCACCGTCCTTGTCCGAGGCGAGCCTGGAACTGTTCAACTCCTTGTTCAGCTCCTGCAGGGCCAGGCGCAGTGCACCAACTTTTTCCTTCTGCCGGTCAAGGTTGCCCTGGGAAAGGTTCTTGCCGTTATCGACGTTCTTCTGGAAGACCTCCTGCCACTGCTCGGCCTCTTTCAGCTCTTTGGTCAGGCCAGCAACCTTGTCCTGCAACTGCTCGTAGGTCTGCCCGGTGAGGTTCTGCGGGATCATATCGCGCGAGGCTCGGCGAATCCGCGCAGAGGCATCTTCAAATGCATCTGCGGCCTTACCTGCACCAGCCTCAGCGTTACTGCCAAAGGTCAGGAACGACGCCCCAACAGCCGCCACTGTGAGGACCAATCCTGGGAGGCCGCCCATCACACGCATCAGGCCGAACCAGGCGCTCTGCAGAGCCGCTATCGCTCGACCAGCAAAAGTTGCTGTCGCGGCCCAAGCGGCGGTCGCTGTGCTTGCGGCATATTGAGCGGCGGTCACCTGCATCGTAGTGACCGCGACCGCCTCGGTGGCGACAGCCTGTTTTGCCAAGGCGCCGGACACAACGGTCGAACTAGCAACGGTGGTCGCTCCAAGCTTCGCTTCGGCGGCGGACAACTGGTTGGTAATAGCCACCTCCGCCAGGCGAAGCTCAGCCATACGAGCCACCGACTGCTGCCGACCAACATCAGTGATCTGCGCTTGCAGGCGCTGGGCCTCAAGCTGCTTTTCTGCAGCCAGCGAACTCATCACAGCTTGAAGTCTGCCGATCTCAGCAGCCGTGAGCTGTCGCTCTGCGGCCACCTGCGAGGTGGCAGCCTGAACCGCTTGGCGCGCAGCATTCTGGTTTGCCAGTGCCTCTGCATGGGACGCTTCAGCGCGGCGCAGAGAGCCGTTGGCCGCGATCATGGCCGCCTCTGCCTGCTCTCTTGCCGCAGCCCTGCCTGCCTGCCAACTGGTGTACAGGGTAGCCAGACTGAGGGCGACCTTGCCCATCGCCACGTAGAGGCCGGCAGTCAGAGCCTGCGCAAGCCCTTGAACGCCGGCTGAGTCCCAGGCTTTGGAAGCGCTCAGGGCCGCGGCAGCAAGTGACTTGGTGAAGCCGAGGGTCTCATCCAGAGAACCTACGAACTTGGTTGCGCTGTTCTCCATTGTCTGGAAGGCGCCGGCGATAGTGGTCTGCGATCTCGCGAACGCATCATCAATGGCCTGCGTCTGCGACAGGATTGCAGCAAACACCTCTTTCGAGGTGAGCTTCCCGGCCTCACCCATAGAGCGCAGCGATTCCCGCGCGACCCCGAGGCCATCCGCGATCGCCTGGGCCAGACCTGGTGCCTGCTCGAGCACCGAGTTGAGTTCTTCCCCTCGAAGCACGCCGGAGGCAAACGCTTGACCCAGCTGGACAAGGGCGCCCTGAGCGGCCTCCGCTGACACGCCGCTCGCCGACATGGCCTTGCTGATGTTCTGGGTGACCTGGGCGACTTTTTCCTGTGTCGTGCCAAGCTGGCCAGAGGAGGCTGAAATGCGCTGATACAGCTCAGCGGTCGCCTCAAGCGAAGACTGGGAGTTTTGCGCGATCGAGAAGACCGACTGCGACTGCTTGGAGAACTCGTCGAAGGAGGTCGACACCTGCTTGATCCGGTTCTGGACGCCGACCCAGGCCTGCGAATACTCCATAACCTGCTGCGCGCCCAGATACGCTGCAGCGGCGCCAGCAATCGCCTTGAACGAAGCTACTACCGCTTGCGAAGCCCTGTCTGCAGAACGTTCAACCTGGGACATGCTCCGCTGCGTAGTTCTGGCGGCCTGATCCATGCCCTGCTGAAAGCCGCCAATTCTGGCGATCAGATCTAGCGTGAGGGTGCCCAGAGAGCGACTCGCCATGCTTTCCTCCAGGCGAAAAAAAGCCCGCCGAAGCGGGCTCTGTGGTCATTTTACCGGTATGGATTAGCCATATCGGTGGTGGTGTAACTGACTACCTTGCCGGAAGGGTCGAGGATTACGCTCAGGCCCTGGCTCTTGTAGTTACTGCCCGCAAAACCAACATGCGAGTAGCCCCAAGACATCACCTGGGTACCGTCCGAGTTTTTCGTCACAGACATTGGCTGCCCAAAGCTCGCCAGCAGCTCTTCCCGGGTAGTTTTCCCTTGCTGGATTGCGTCGAGCTGCGCCTGGGTTACCGGCTTCCCGTAGGTTGCACAAGCCGATAACGCAATCGCCATGGCCGCGATAACTAGTTTCCTCATGATTGCCTCCTAGCAAAAACAAGGAATCTACCATGTCATGACCATTCCGCCATGGCTTGCTCCAGCGCAGTCCCCGGCCTGGTGTAGTGCGGCATGAAGTCGTAAAGCTCGGCCTTTCCTCCGCCGCTACGGTTGACCTGTAGCGCGATCAGCGCCGTGGCCAGCTCGACACGGCGGGCCAGGTTCAGCGATCCATGCTTATCCCGATACGCCACCCAGGCCAGCACTTCCGCATAGGACAGCGTGGCCTTGGCCTCTGCGATCGTCCGGCCACCTATGCCGTTAAGGACGAGTTCGTGCCAGAGCTCCTCGGCCGGGGTGATTTCTTTGCTGGGGGGTTGTTCACCTCATTGACGGCGTTGAGCAGCAGAATGCCCAGGCCTGGGTGCAGATTCACGGCATCGTCGAACGGGAGCTCCTCGGTCCCGTTTTCACCAAGCATCACGCTGGCAGCCAGATAGCGGGCGTTCTTGAAGCGTTCAGCCTCACCGCCGGCGAACATCGTCTCCATGACGCCGAAGGCGTGCCGGCGAATGTGCACGGTGAACTTGTCAGTAACCTCCTTCCCATGCTCGCCGACATGCTTCCATGCAATTTTTTTGGGCACCAGGGCATCAGCAATGACGCCGCCTGTTTTCTTCAGTTGCGCGAGATCCATGGGAACCCCTTAGGTGGTCTTCTTGATCCAGGCGGAGCCGCCCGAGCGTTGGATGGAGACCGCAGTGCTGACCACTGCGTTGGCTGCGAAGTCGAACGGGAAGTCGGCGACGTAGCCCTCGAACACGAACCAGGTGCGCGAGGTCGGCAGCACGAAGTCGGCCTCGAGGTTTACCGATGCAGTTGCAGCGGCGCCGGTGCCGGAGCCGCCGGTGAACGCGACCGCCGGTGCACTGGTGTAGCCAGTGCCGGGGTTGGTGACGTTGATGGCCACCACCTCATCGCCATCGAGGACGGCCACGGCCGTGGCGCCGCTGCCCCCGCCGCCGGTGAGGTTGACGGTAGGCGCACTGGTGTAGCCACTGCCGCCGCTGGTCACCTCGATCTGATCCAGGCTGCCGGAGGCCGCCAACGTGGGTGCCGCGGTGCCATCGGACCAGCCAACGGCCCATTTGACGGTGGTATCGCCGTCGGCTTCCGACATCTGGTGCAAGCGGATGTGGCTCGCATTGTTAGGGTCGGCGTTGATGGTCAGGGACGCCTGGCCCGGCGTGCGCAGGCCCGGCTTGTAGGTGCGCTCCTTGGAGCTGAGGCAGGTGTCTTCGATCTGCTCCTTTGGAGATCCGCCTGGGTTGAACGCGGTTGCACATTCTACCTCCATCACGGAGCTCTGGCCGGTGCCGGTGGGCGGCGGGGCCAGGCAATACACCTGGGTGCCTTGGGTCAAAATCGACATGGTGATCTCCTGTCGGTAAAAGAGAAGCCCGCGCAGGGCGGGCTCTGTTGGCTCATCGGAGGACTATCCAGTCCACATCAAAGCTTCGGTGGTAATCCTTGGTTTCGGGGTCGCGGTCGGTAGCCCCCCAGCGGACAACGTAGGCCCGCGGCTCGATTGCTGCGCAGAGTGCTTCGGTCACAGCGCGCACTGGGCCAGCGGTGGTCGCATACACGTCCAGTTGAAGGGTGAAACTGTCGGCGTCAGGCCTGCCGGCCAGGTAGTTCTCGGGCGAGCCAGTGATCAGGCTCCAGACCACATACGGCCTTACCGGCTTCTGTGGCGCTTCGCCGAACGAGTAGAGCCGACACTCGATGCCCACCCCAAGCAGCGCTGTGACGCCCGGATCTGTTGAGCAGATGGCGAAAATTGGCGCTTCCATCAGTTGCCTCGCAGAGCTGCGTCAATTTCCTGCCCGAACACCTGCACGAAGCGGTCGGTCACTGCGTTGACGTTGCTGGAGAATGCCGGACGCATGAACGGGGCCGGCGGGTTGTGCTGCGTGCCGAACTCGAGGTAGCGCCAGTGCCGGGTGTCGCCACCCGGATTGCCACTGGCATCCTTGCTGTGCTGGTTCGAACTGGCACCTCCTCGAACCCCCACCCTCATCACCACGCCGCCCTCTCGCCGCCCCTGGCGACCAGATTCCTGGGTGATGATGTTGCGGAAGATCTTCTCTGCGGTGTCGGGGTCATCCAGGCCTTTGGCGCGAGCGCGCGCATCGTCGCGGACGATGTTCATGGCCTGCCGCGCAGCCTTGCGTAGCCCAGAGCGGCGCAGCTTCGGTGCGAGCCCAGCCATCTTGTCGGTGATGGCCTTCAATCCCTGGAGCCGGGCACTGACCTCATCAACCATCCTTCACCCCCTTGGAGACCAGAATCGTCAGGTACTCCAGGCCAGAATCAGGGTCCTCAAGGGGAGGCCCCTCGAAGCTGTATACCTCACCTCGGTAGATGGCACGCATGGTTGGCAGAACACCGGCACGGTACCGGATCACGATGCGCGCGGTCGCCTCAGACTGGGCCGCCTGTGCCGCGACCAGATCACGAGCCGAGAGCGGCTCGACCGATGCAGGGCACCTTGGCCAACGAGCCACCCACTGGGGCTCACCGTACTCACCGGTTGCCGGATCGCGCGGTATGGTCTCTTCCTCGATGTCGATCCGGTGCCGGAGCTTGCCGGCCCGCATTACACACCCATCCGGATGCGATATGGCATCAGCAGATGTTGCGAGGAGAGCGGGAGCTCTGTGGCGATGGCCCCGGTAACCACCTCTTCGCGGTTTGCGAACAAGTGCCCAAGTCTGAGCAGGCAGGCAGCCTGAATCGCAGGGTTTACCACCATGCCATAGGCGATGGCATCTGCCTGTTCATAGGCATCAGCCAGCGCCCGCCTGGCGTGATCGAGGAGACGGCAACGGATTGAGTGATCTTGCTCAGCATCAGCAACGGCGACCGCTGAGGCGTTCGCATCTTTTGCAGCCTGGAGTGCTTGCGGTACCGCAGCGCGTGCTGAATCAAGCGTCACCTGATCCAGATAGAAGCGGCGATTCAAAAACTGCATCGCCGCCTCCTCCGCCGCCTCCAGCTGGGCCTGGACTAGAGGCTGGTCTTCTGGTTCGGCCAGCAGGTGGTGCATGGCCACCTCGATCGCAATTACGGTCATGGCCTACTCCTTCAGCGGTTCGAGCGATGCCAGATTCCGCTGTACCAGCTCCTCCGCATGCCGGCGGGGCACCGTGTACGCAGAGCCGCCGCGACGACGCAACTCGCCCTCGTCCATGTAGGACCGCATCGGGTAGATTTGAAGAGTTGCTGGATTGGGATTGGCCTCGGACTGATCCTCCTCAGCGGACTCATCCTCTCCGCCGCTGTTGTCCGTCAGTGCCGGCCCGTTCTGGCCCGCACCTTCCGATGCCACCGCTTTCGCGGCGAGGGTTTCGGCGCCGGCGTTCAAGCCACTTGCGGCGATGTCAGATTCGGCTCCTGAGTCTGCCGGCGCCACTGGCAGTGCCTGGTCTGCGCTCTCCCCCGAGCCTGGAACAGTCGCGGAAGCGCCAGCCTCGTCAGGATTTGGCGAAGCTGCATCACCAGGCGAAAGGAGCAAAGCCCCGCCCTCGAGCTGGCTGCCGCTGGTTTCAGTGGTAGAGCCAGGACCCTTCGGATCAACCGTGGATTCCGGCTTTTCCTGTTTACGTGCCATGAGAAAACTCCTGGAGGGCGCCCTTTCTGGCGCCACTTCGCGGAAGGTTTAAGGAGTGACCAGCGGACCAGTGACGAACGCTTCGTCGCGGTAGATCGCGAACGCCAGACGCTCCTCGGCACGAATCGTCGCCATGTTTTTCTCGAAGTCATCGCTGTTCTCTGTAGAGATCAGCACTTCAATTTCCATGCGGTCGAAGATTTGCGCGCCGAGCTTGAACGCACCAACCAGGAAGTCGTTCTGGGTCATGGCCTGAGTGGATACCACTGGACGGTTCCAGAGTTTGGCGTTGGTGCCGTCTTGCGGCTGGCCAATGATGTACCGCCCTTCGCCATCCTTGGTCAGCTCAATGGCCGCCCAGTCGATCGGGTTCAGCACGATGCCGTCGGATGGAAACTCGGCCAGCTCGGCCTGCAACAGCGCCAGGCGCAGGCGGTCGATGCGCTGCTCGCCCACCACGGCCACTCCAGCCGGGGCAGCGTACAGTTGCGCAACGGTCATGAGGCCCTGGAGGTTCACGCCGGTGCCGTTGCCGTAAAGCAACTGTGCCTCTTCCGCCATGTTGAGGCCGTAGCGTGCACGACCGTCGATGTAGCTCTGAAGTGCTTTGGCGTCGTCCAGCATCTGGCGGCTGGCTTTGAACAAATGGGCGATGGTACGCACATTCGCGGTGGCCAGACCGAAGGTCAGGTCGGAGTACGGCTTGGCCGTTGTCTCTGCCACAGTACGAGCGTTGTTGGTGAAGCCAGTTTCACGGACGTACTCGATGGAGTTCGACTCGGTCGTACCGGGTGCAACCAGGTCGCGGACGGTGAGTCGACGTTGAGGCGGGGCAACAATCCCCGGCAAGCGCTGAGTCTGCACCAAGTCACCGCCGGTTGCGGTGGTGATGGCCGCGCGCGGCACCGATACCCGACGAGAGCCACGGAAGGACGAATTCATGTCCTTCATTTCCTCGCTTTCGATGACGAGGGCGCCAACCGACTTCTGCGGTTCTTCTTGATGGTTGCGATCGCGACTAGCGTTCACAAGCTTCTGCTCGGCCTCACCCAGGCGAGCCTGGAGCTCGCCCTGCTTGGTCAACAGCTCGTCGACCTTGGCGCGTGTTTCGGTATTCATCTCACCGGAGGCCTTGATTTGCTTCTCGGTCGCCTCGGCCTGACTTTTGATCTGATCGCCAATGCCCTTGAGGCTGGCGTTGAGTTCCTTGACTTGGGCTTCAAAGTCCATGGTCACTTTCCTTTCAGAGAATTGAGGATATTGGTTGCCGCGCTCAGAGAGGCGGAGAGGTCTGGCGCGACAGCGCGGGGCTTATCGGTCGAGGCAGCGTTATGCGTGCCTCCGCCGGCAGCGCGAGGCATGCCGGACTTGAAATTGGCGAACAGTTCACGGCGCTCGGAGCGAGTCAGGCCGCCTTTGGCAAGGGCGACATCCATCGCCTTGAGGGCGTTGGCCTGGGCAGCGTCTTCGGTCTCGCGTTCGGTTACCTCGGAGGACGACAACACTCCGGTGGCCAGGCCAAGCTCCACGGCACGTTTGCCACGGATGTAGGTTTCGTCATCCATCAGCTCGGCCATATCTTCGGCCGACTGCCCGCTGGCCTCGGCGTAGAGATCAGCCATCACGGCATCGAACTCTTCCATGTCAGCAGCGATGTCCCTGAGGTAGTGGCGATTACCGGCTAGCCAGGTCCAGCAGTTGTGGATCATGAGGAAGGCGCTGCTGGCCACCTCTCGCTTCTTGCCAGCCAAGAAAACAATCGAAGCAGCACTGGCCGCCATGCCGAGGACCTTTGTGGTGACATGATGGCTGTGCTCTTGCAGGCGGTTATAGATAGCAATGCCTTCAAACATGTCGCCGCCTGGCGAGTTGATATAGACGGTGACATCGCGCTCTCCGATGGCGCGCAGTGCGGCATCGATCCGCTTCAGCGTGACGCCCTCGCCGTACCAGTCTTCGCCGATCACGCCGTACACCGTGATGGTGTCTGAGGTGTTCTCGACGGCCGCCTGGATCGCGGGATTCCATTTGTCGAGCGCGCGCGGGCTCATCTCGCTGCGCAGGCCGCGAGATTGGATCTTGTGCTTCATGGATTGCTCCCGTGATTTACTTTTCCGGCTGTTGGAGCCAGTTCATCAGCGCGGCCCTTGCGGCCTGGCCATCGTCTTGCTTGCCCAACTGGTCCAGTGGAACCAGGTTCGACTGAACGGTGAGCACGTCACCTCCAGGCATATGGGGCATGTTGTCTTTACGGCGGCCTTCGTTTCGAGTGATGAAACCGTTCTGGGCCATGGTGCTGAGGTAAGCAGCGCGGCCGGAGCTGTCGGCTCTCAAGAACGCCTCAAGCGAGAACTCCGAGTAGAAGTTGATACGGTCCACCGCCGTCATGCACCGCTTGTTCACACACTGTTCGATCGGCGCCGTGAAGGACATGATGCAATAGGTGAGGAACGCGATCTGCTGCTGCTCCAGGCCTGTCCCCCAGTTGCTGCCCTTGTCGGTCTTCATCACCATCCAGGGCGGGACGCCGAACCAGCGGCAGATTTCTTCGACGCTGTGACCCCTCGACTCCAGCAGCTGAGCATCCGCTGGGTTGATGCCAATCATTTCCGGCTTCACGCCCTGCTCCAGCACCGGGCTCTTGCCTGCGTTCAAAGCGCCGGAGATCGTCTTGACGTATTCGCGGAATTCAACGCGCTGAGCGGGATTCAGGGTCTTGTCTACCGAAAACGCAACCGTGGGCATCATCCCATTGCGGAATGTGCTGTTGGCAGCATCGTCAGCCGACATCGCAGAGCCGAATACGTCAGCACCGTACCGAATGGCGGAAAGCCCTACACGACCATCTAGGGTAAAGGCCGGTATGTGCAGCATGTTCTGCCGTACGATCTCACGGCGCGCCCCCTTTCGCGGCCTGAAGAAGTATCTCAAGCGGCCATCATCATCGAACTCGAGGTCGACTCGGGACGGCATCAGGAAGTCGAGCGCAATAACGCGGCCGGCAGAGCGGTGGATCTCGCAATAAGCATTCCCCCACAACAGCATTGAGGCGACGACTGCCTGCCAGAAGTGGAAGGCGGCCATATCCTCGTTCGGGCTGGTATGCACAACGTCGTAAAGGGGGAAATCCCGAGCACTCTCACGGCTACCGTCCGGCATTCGCCTGTAGATGCTCAGGGGCAAGCCAGCTACAGAGGTCGAAATGATGCGGACACAGGCCCACACCGTCGAGAGGCGCATTGCCTTGTCCACGCTGACCGACTTGCCGCTGCTCGACTGGGCACCCGAGAAGGCGCTCCAAAACCCTCCATCCGATAGCTTGATGGTCCTGCCAAGCCACTCACCCATGCTGGCTGAAGGCTTGGCGGCGGCTGCCCCCAAGGCCTGCGAAAGGGTTCTAATCACTGGTCAGCCCTCGGCGAAGGAATCCGGCGATGCAAAAGAAGCTCACCGCTCCCGCCATCAAGGCCCAGCCTGTACCAGCTAGAACCCACACACCGGCACATGCCAGGCAGAAGGCCACCAGAGCGCAGGCGATGAAAATGTAAAGTGCGTTCATGCGATCAGTGGATCCCGAATGCCAGCCATGAAGTTGTCCATTCCCCCGCGGCCTTCAGGATTGAGGCTGATCAGGGAAACGGCGTTGAAAGTAGCCATGAGCGGGTCGATCTTCGCCGTGCCCGATGCCTGCTTAGTGATCAGGAAGGCGTTGGCCGACGGCACGCCCTTGGCGTTCCCGCATGACCAGGCCATGAGCGGCTGGCCGCAGTGCAGCAGCGTTCCCTCGGCAAGCTTGCGCTCTGTGGTCTTGATCGCGCCGGTGAGCTTCCAGCCCTGGGAGATGCCGACGATCTTGTCTTCTTCGACGCCGACATCAGCCAGCGCGTCGAGCACAGACCCGATACCCGCAGGGTCAAGGCCAACCTTGTCCAGCAAACCAGTCTCATTGATGCGTTTGACGATCGCGGCGAACTCCTCGACGTCATCGCCGATCCGTTTCACGATGGTCAGATCGCCAATCGCCTCAAGATCCTTCAGCCTGGGCGCTTCGGACTTGCGCCGTTCAAGCACCGAGGGGTGGGCCCAAGCATGAGCCCAGTGGAACCACCGTCGAGTGCCAGACTCCCGACCTATAACGGCAAGGCCGAGCAAATCATCCAGGCCGCCGCCGTCACCGCCCACGTCGATGACTTCGCACCGACCAAGGATTTCATCCAGGCTGAGCCAGGTGGCTGCCTGGGGCTCCCAGAACTCAGCACCGACCCAGGCATCCGACATCAGAGCCAGGCCGATTTCGATGTTCAGGTGCTTGGCCAGAAAACCGCGCAGCTCGGCTTCGCCGTCGATCTCGGCCTGCATGAACAAGCGTTCAAGCGTGGGGCGATCCACCGAGAACCCCATGTTTGGGTTCACCAGATGGAAGTTCTCGGGCTTGCGCGCCGCGCCGCTGTCGATCATCTCTTTCGAGAATTCGTAGATGATCGGCAGGAAGCGATTGTCGTTGATGCGACCATCGCGTACGCCGCGGGCATAGTTCAGTTTCGACCGGAACACCCCGGCAGGCGGCTCGTTCGATTGAGTGGTCAGCCAGATAACAAAGCCTTCAGGCCGGGACAGCAGGCCGCCAGTGGCCTCGCGAATCATATCGGCGGCTTTCGGGTTCTTGCCAAACAGCCAGGCCTCGTCGATCAGCACGCCCACCGCCTTCTTGCCGCCCACCACATCGCTGTCAGCGGCGACGACCTTCAGCGTGGCGCCGGTCTCACGGTGAGTGATCAATCGAAGGTGCGGCTGCACATGCAGCAGATCCTTCAATTCCTCGTCGTTGTTGACCATGTCCTTGGCCGGCACGAAGGCGTTGTCGGCAATCTCTTTGGTCGGCGCGAGGATGATGAACTCAGCCGACATCCGCCAGTTGCGGACCAGGGCGGTCAGCATGATCGCGGCAGCAATTGTCGACTTGCTGTTCTTCTTCGGGATACACAGCATGAACTCCCGAATCAGGCGCTCACCTGTTTCGCTGTTGTAGCTACCGAACACGGCCCCAGCGAAAGCCAGCACCCAGGGTGCGCACGCACTCTCGATGGTTGGGCTGCCAGGGGCGTCGACAATGCGAAGCCCCTTGAAAACCTCAAGGCTCTCTTCGGCCTCCTGGGGAAACAGCGGAGCTGGAATGATCGATTCGCTGGCGGCCAGGCGCCGCCACCAGTCAGGGCAGGCCGTAGTCCAAAGCATGCGTCACCCCTTGACGACAGTGAGGGGCGGCTTGCTCTGTGAGTACTTGCCCTTGCCGGCCTCTTTAGCGGCTTCCGCCTTCTGTTCTTTCTTGCCGGCCTCAGCCTTCTTCCCATGAATGTACGGGACGGCGGTCTGCGCAGCATTACGCCGGTCGAACACCTTCGCCCTGGGCTCGTTCATGAGAGCGAGCAGCCAAACGAGCGGATCGTCAGTTGATGGCAGGCAGCTGAGGAACTCGCCGTCGGCCTCACTGATCTCTGCGGGGTCTTCAGTGACCTTGTCGGCCTTCGATTTCCCTCTACGTCTTTTGGTCTCAGGGTTAACACTGAGCTCTGCCCGGCGCGCCAAAATGGCGGAGGCAATCTTGGGATCATTGGCCCATCGCGAACCCGCGGCAGATGCGGTCGAGGGCTTGCAACCTGCGGCCTCCGCTGCTTCCTTGTTGGACGCACCCCGGGCCTTAGCGTCAACAAACTGTCGCTGTTTGTCTGTTAACACCATTAACAAAAACCTTTAGGGGGGAGAAAAATGTCTACGTGGGGTCGGTGGCGGTCTAGCTGCGTGAAGGTCGCAGACTTTCGCACCCCCTATCCACTTAGGCACGTCAACTGCGTGCCACACCTCATTGCGGCACGTCATTCGCGTGCCGCATCAGGCCTATCGGCCCGGAGCAGGGTCAGGTCGGCGAGCCTGCCGCCTCCTCTGCCTGCTTGACGGAGTCGTGGCATGGCTTGCAGAGGCTCTGCCAGTTGCTGTGATCCCAGAAGAGAGCCATGTCGCCACGGTGAGCAGTTATGTGGTCGACCACCCTTGCTGCGGTCGTGCGGCCGTTTCGCTCACAGAAGACGCAGAGCGGGTTATCTCTGAGGTATTGCTCGCGCGCCTTCTGCCACTTGTAGTCGTAGCCACGCTGGGAACTAGTCATGCCGCTACGCCAGCTGCCTGGCGTTACAACCTTCACCCTCGACCCCGTGCTCACCTTGATGCGAGGGCCAAGGGTCTTGAGTCGAGACATCAGCGGCCACCTAGAACGGGAGAGCCGTCCAGATAGTGCGTGCGAGGACGGTCGCCTGGGTCGATAGCCGTATCGTCAGCCAGTGCTTCGAGCAGTGCCAGGTTCTGCGTCGCGATCTGCTCCAACAGGGCAGTCTGCTTCTGCTGCTCTGCCAGCAGATCACCCAGGCTTGGATGGATCTGGGCTGTGATGCCGCACTCAAGCACCAGAAGCTCGCACCCCAAACGCTCAGCGACTGGTCGCAGATTCGCCTCCAGGCTCTCGCGCTGGCCATGCTTCAGGAGAAGCGGGACGTTGATCGTCAGCAGGTCGCCCTTCTTTGGGCTCAGCTTCTCGACATTCTCAAGAATGTTCATGACGCCACCCGTGCATAACGGCGGGATTGGTCTTTGAGGCTTGAGATATCCACCTCAACCATCTGTGCATCGGCTGTCACAACAGGGATCTCGCACGGCATCACGGTGATGACGGCCGTCCAGACGCCACTATCGACGCACGCCTTGAGTTCAACACTCGTCACGCCTTCGAGTTCGCGGCCATCACTTAGCAGGACCTTGGTTCCCATCACCTGATGCGGGGCGTTCGGGTTGCTCTTTGGCGCCGGCACGATAGTCGCCACTGCCAACGATTTGCTTTGCTCGCTCATATGCCACCTTTTTCCATTTGCTGATCCAGGCGCGCCGGGCGGCGCATCCACTGCAAGCCATCAGATGAATGGATCTGATGGCTTGGCGATCGAGCGCACAAACCACATGAAACCCTGCTGCAGGTTGGCCTTTGCCAGGGCCAAGGTTCGCTGGTCCACGCCTTCGATCTGGCCAATCTGCTTGAACAACTCGCCGGCGTCGGCCTCCAGGGTCTTGATCGAGTTCATACCATCGATCTCGCTCTGGGTGAGGTCGCGGTAGCCGGTGATCTTCTTGTGTTGGTTGTCCATAGCTCTCTCCAGAGTGCAAAAGCCCCAACGAATGCCAGGGCTTGGGGCGCGCGCCACGAAAAGACGCACATTGGAAATGTGGCGTGACTACGGCGAAACCCGATTGAGGGCCTCATCAGCCTTGTCAGCGGCCTGGGTTGCGGTGGTTGCCGCCTTCGATGCTTTGGCAGCGGCGCTATCGGTGCGGCGGGTGAGTTCGTCCAAGCGCTTGTCGCGCTCAGCCATGGCTGCGTCGTAGGCATGGCGGATCTCGTCAACCTGGTGCGCCTGGGTGCTGGCCATGGCCCAGTAGGCCGACTGCCAGCCCAGCACGGCACCGCCGGTGATCAGCACGGCAGCGATCAACCACACCTCAACACGACGCCACCAGCGCCTGGCGATGTACTCCAGTACGCATCTGTCCATCACGATGTACCTCCAAGCTTGGTACGCAGGCGAGCAATCTCATCGCTCTGTAGCGTTACTCGCTCTGTGAGGCTGGCTACCTGGCTGGTCAGCGCCTCGATCTTGCCTTCCATCCGGCCGACTGTTGCGGCCAGGTCGTTGCGCTCCTTGGCGAACTGATCGGCGCGGGCCTCCGCCAGTTTCCGGGCCTCTCGCTCAGAGTCGAGCAACTCATTCAGCCGTCGGACTGTGCCGATGTCGGCGTTATCCATGGCGCGGTCAGCGGCGTCCTTAGATAAGAACTTGCGGAGCCACAAGAAGCCGCCCAGCAGGACGGTGCCCGTTCCGCCCAGCCAGGTGGCTGTGCCTGGGCCGAGGTCGGTCGGGTCCATCACTTTCTCCGCGAATAAAAAAGCCCCGCGTGGCGGGGCTCGAAAATATCTAGATTGTTCGGCGCAGAAGTCAGCGCCTTAGTGGTTTCGGCCAAAGACCCATTTACCCACACCCCAACCAACCACAGTGAGGAACACATCCGCCACGAGCATTGCTGCGTAATTCGGTGCTCTGGGAGCGAGTCCGCCGCCGAATTGAGGCTCCATCGCTGGAGGCGCAATGACATGAAAACCATGGGGGAAAAAGGCCCAAAGACACAAAACAACCAGCAGTGCGATCGTCCACCCTTCCTGCCGATCATACGAAGAGTGCCGAGCCAAAAGCACGACGTAGGTGAACAATCCTGCCACCACCGCAGTGTGCAGCTGGGAAAAGATGGAGGTAAAAACATCTACAGCGAACATCAGGCTCATGGACATCCTTTAAATGAAGGCAAAAAGCCATTGTCGCACTCGGAGGGAAAACCAGAAACCTTAAAACGAAAAAGCCCAGCTAAATTAGCCGGGCTTTTCGTCGTCACTCCTCAACACGCGCAGGAATGACAGGATGGAGATAATTTCGCTCAGTCGATCACTGATGTCAACAGACAATCACGCAGGCTCTTTCATCAACAGCCCCTCAGCCTCCAGGATCACCCGAACCTCCGCCAGAGCGTCGTCAATCATCCCATCAAGTTTCTCGTTGATTCCCTGCCTCCAGCGTCGGCGAGTCGCCTCCGGCGCCGCATCCAAGTCCCAGGTGTTCATGTCGTAGAAGCTGTCCGGCAGGATGATCAAATCCTCCTCGAGCGCCTCGATACGCTTCTTCGCCGCATTGCCGGCGGCAACAGCAGCGTTCACGGTGGCATCGCGGCGCCATGGAGACGCATCCAACGGGATGTTCACCGAAACAGACTGCGGGGCCTTGCGGCGTGCGCCCTTGAGCTTCGGAATGGCCCAGGCAGTTACCGCCTTGTAGATGAAGAGTGTCGGCGCCGGGCTCGCGATCATTGGCCGAACCAGCGTAATCGCCTGAACCTTCTTCGCCTTATTGGTGCTGTACTTGGCGACCAAGGCATTCCAGTGCCGCCCCTTGAGCATGTGATGCAGGCGCGCCGAAAGCCAGTAATCGACCTGGGTGCGGTCTATGCCGTCTGATCGCCCGCCAAGTGACGCCAGGCAGCCACCCTCCTCCTCCGCCGATTTGTAAAGTTTCTGCCAGGCCTGGGCCTTCGCCGATCCCTTCTCGCCCGCCGCCAGAGCGGCAACTACTGCACCCGATACGCTGCTATAAACCATGTCCTTCCCCTCAATCCCCGGTGTAGTTGGTGCCGCCAGCGCCGCGCTGGTTGCTTCCCTGATATCCCGCCTCAGGCCCGCCGGCCTTGGGTCTTTTCAACTGCTCGATCTGCCGTGTCGCGGCCTGCAGCCTCATGCTGAGCTGGGTCACCAGTTCATCCAGGGCAAGGGTCTCGCCGGTTGCAGCCACTACCCAGCCCGAGGCGTTGCAGTGGTCGCATGGCAGTTCGTGAAACACGCCCTTGATTACCGCTCTCCCGCGACACAAAGGGCACTCGTCCAGCTCGATCACGGCCTTCTTGAAGGCTGGGCCGTGGCTCCTCTTCATGCCTGCCCAGCCTTCACCCAACGTCGAATCCTCATTTCGCAGCCCGAGATCAGGCACACGCCATTTGCAAACCCCAGGTGGGTTTTGTTCGTCTCGCAACCGCATGCGCATTTCGGCTGACGACCTGGTCGCTTCTTGCGTGGCTCCATGTAGCGGATTTGCCCTGGCTGTCCGCCTACCTGGCCCCATCCGGCAACGCCACCTCGCATTGCAGCCGACCGTGCTGCCGGCGATAGCGCATTCAAATCGGTCATTTCGAATCCTCGCTAATAACTAATTTGCTAAGGTCGCTCGAAGCCCCGCCGCCGTTGGCCTGTGCCGAATTCTGCGGGATTTCAAATAAGGCCTCTTTAAGGCCGTGGATGGCGGTGAAGCCGATCCGATCAAGCCACGCATGCCACTTCTCCAGAGCCAACTTGCGCTGCTCCATAGCCTGCGTGTGGATGTAGGTGCTGGCGATCTTGCCCAGCGAGTGATTCAGCAGCATCTCGCCAATGTGGCCGTCGATACCGAGGTCGGTCCAAGTGGTGCGGGACACCTTGCGTAGGTCGTGGCTGGTCCACTCGCCCTGCCCCAGTCGGGTAAACACCATGCTGGCCTGGGTCTCGCTCAATGGCTGCCCACGACGATTCGGGAACAGGTAGGCGCCCTCGTAGCCCTTGGCCTGCTGGATGGCGCGATAGCGGACCAGCAAGGCATGGAGCTGGGCGGTCAGTGGCAAGCGGTGCTCGGTGCGGGTCTTCGTGTGGGCGGCTGGAATAAACCACTCAGCAGCAGCCAAGGTGACATCGCTCCAGCGCGCCATGCGGGTCTCACCGATCCGCGTGCCGTGGGCCAGCATCATCAAAGCCAGCATGGCGTCACTCGGGCTCGTCTCGAAGGCATGCGCCAACTGCTGCATCAGCTCTGGCAAGTGCACGCCACGCAAGCGAGCAGCCTTTGCGGTGATCCGCGCCTTGGTGAAGTCACTGAACCGCACTCCTGCCATGGGGTTGGCATCGATCATCTCCAGCTTCATGGCCTGGCGAAAAGCGGTCAGCAGCATCCCGAACATCTGCCGGAGATAGGACAGCGACAGCTTGGCCTGGCCTGGCCAGATCAGGTGCTTGTCGATCAGCTCCGCGGTGACATACTTGATTGGCAGATCTCCCAAGCATGGGCGAAGGTGCTGACCCACTGCGGCGCGGGTGGCGGCCTTGCGCTTCGCCGACAGGGAGCGGTCGCGAGCCATGCGGTCAACATACCAGTCGAGCAGCTGCCCTACCGTGGCCATACCCGAAACCACCAGTGCGGTGGCTGGGCTGCGCATCAAGCGCTGACGAAGCGCGGGCAGTTCTGCCAGCACTGCCGACACGCTAAGCTCCGGCCAACGCGCAACCGGCACCCACTTCTTGCCGCGAACCAGGTGCCAAGTGCCGCGCTCGCGATTACTCCAGAAACGCAGGTACAGGCCAGGATGGCGTGGGTCGCGCAGGTCGCGCACCGACTTGTCACCGGCCTGCCGACGAATCTCCGCCTCGCTGAACTTCACTTCCCGGGTCGCGCTCATGCCGCCACCGTGACCGGGAGCATCAGGTAGGCCCGCAGCTGCTCCATGGCGTCAAAGTGTCCACGGCACACGATGGCGAGATAGCCCTGCTCGTTCAGGCGGCGCAGGCAATCACGCTGGCTCGCTGAGACGGGTGCAGGTTCCACGGTCGCCTTGAATTCGATGTAAAGTCCGAAGAAGCCACCGCGAGCCATCGGCAGCACCAAGTCGGGAATGCCGGCCTTGACGCCCTGGGCTTTGAGCTTGGCTGCCACAGCCTTGACCCGGTGGCCGCCGTTGGGGACGTGGTAGATCAGTTCGTAGACGTCGGGGTGCTTGAGGCGAATTTCGCTCAGCAGCGCGGCCTGTTCCTGGCCTTCTCGGTCAACGGGCTTGGCACGAGGGGTGCGCGGCTTGGTGGTTCGGATACCGAGCACCTTCATGCGACCAGCACCCCTTCGTTGAGCAGAACGGCTTGGGTGCGCATGACGCCTTCGGCGTGGTACTGGCGAGCGGTGTCACGATCAATGGCGCTGCTTCTGCCGTCGCAAGTGTCGTGGCACGCACTGCACGACCAGGCGCCCTGGATATCGTGCGGTTTCTTGCCTATGCCGCAGGTGCCCGCCAGGCGGTAGTGCGCGAGCACGGTGGTTTCGGGGTTGCCGTTGCACACGCCAGGGATGCGCACTTGGCACTCCCGACCGCGCGCGGCCTTGGTCAGTTTCGATTGCCGCATGGGCTGTCTTCTCCATGAAGATCGATGACGGTGTATGCGCTCGGCCACATGAGCTGGCCGTGGGCAATGGCTGATGCCTCGTCCCTGTAAAGCGCAATCGGTGGGTGCTGGTTGGCCGCAATGCCGAGCAGGTCGCTGCGGCAGTACAGCGCATAGCGGTACTCGGTGAGATCTGGTGGCAGCATCAGAATCGCTCCGTGGGCCTGAGATCGTTCAGCAGAGAGCGAGACGACCGACGTGCAGGCTGGGTGGCGACCTGCTGCTCGCGTGTTCCGGCATAGTTGGCAAACCGGGCGAACTCACCCTGGTGTTGCAACAGGCAGTGCCCGACAGGTGCGTGTCGATGCTTGACCGCGTCTATCTCGGTAACGCCGCTCTGGCCAAGGTCCGAATCGGCATCGCGATGGGCGATCAGGATGATGTCAGCGTCTTGCTCGATCTCTCCCGAATCACGAAGGTCGGACATCTGGGGCTTCTTGGCCGAGCGTGTCTCGATACCTCGGTTCAGCTGGGCCAAGACGATTACCGGCACGTCCAGCTCCTTCGCCATGGCCTTGATGCCGCGGCTGATGGCGCCCAGTTCAAGGTTGCGGTTCTGTTGGCGGCTACCTGGCTCTGCTGCAATCAGGCCGATGTAGTCGATGACGATCAGGTCGAGCGGCTTGGCCTTGTGCTGGAAGCGGGCGATATTGCGGATTCGGCTCAGCGGAAGGCCACCCTTCTGGCAGATGCGCAGGTCAGCGTTGCGCATGCGGCCAACGGCGGCGGTGATCTTCTGGATCTGCTCGCCATCACCCATAGCCTTGCCGGTATCGATGCTGCCAGTGGTGACCGACGAGGCCGAAGATAGGCTACGTTTGGCCAGCTCCTTGCCGGCCATCTCCAACGAGAACACCAGGGCGGACTTGCCCTCACGAATGGTCAGGTGCTCGGCAATGCCAAGGCCGAGGGTCGTTTTGCCGGTGCCTGGGCGCCCGGCAACGATGATGACGTGCGAACCGCGCAGGCCTTGGACCAGCTCATCCAAGTCGGTGAGGCCAGTGGAAAGGCCGTTGATGCCGCGGCCATTGAATCGGTCGTCCATCTCGTCGATGACGGGGCCGAGTGCTTCGGCGAGCGTAATCACGTCCGGCTCATCATCCTCGCTGTTCAGCGACAGCGCCGCTTCCTGCACCTCAGCGATGATCTGAGCGATCGGGCGGTTCTGGGATGCAAGGTCAATGATGGTCTGGCCTAGGTCATTGACGGTGCGCGCCTTCGAGCGCTCGATCACGATCCGCGCGTACTCCTGGGCGTTTGCCACGCTAACCGTGTTGCGCATGATCTCGGCAGCGCGGATCAGGGTCATTTCGCCGCTGCTGAGCGTCGGACGGATATCGGCCAAGGCGACGGGATCGGCTGGGCGGCCGGCAGAGCGAGCGGCCAGGATCATGCTGAACAGCTCGGCGGCGTCCTCGACGTGGAAGTGCAGCGGCGAGACCTTTGCGCCGATGGACTCGATGAGCGATGGCTGGTGCATCAGGGCGCCCACGACCCCGAATTCAGCCTCTTCGGCAACAAGCGGGCGGGTGGCGATCATTGCTGCGCCTCCAGCACCTTGAGCACGGTGGATTCACGGGTCAGGAACTCGATATCCGCCTTCCAGCTTCGGTCGTTGTCGCCGGTGTAGTGCTTCACAGCCAGGCAGTCGCCGAAGTAGGCAATCCAGAACTCACCCTTGCGGAATGGCTGGACGCCGTTGATCTTCAGGTTCCAGCAATTGCGGATATTGGTTCGGCGCTTGTCGTTCAGCTTCAGGCACTGCGGGAGCGCGTGGCCACAGGTCTGGTTGTAGATTTCGACGATGCGGCTATACGGGATCTTCTCGCCCTTGGCTGCCTTGGGCTGCTCAGCCTGAGGCGCGGGCTTGTCGTGACCAGCTTCGTCGTTGCCCGTCGATGCGGATGCGTCGACAACCAATGCGTTAGCATTGGTATTTGTATTTCTTTCTTTATTGTGTGGCAGAAACGCCACATTGGACGTGTGGGAAACGCCACACTGAGGCGTTTCTTTTTGCTTGTTCGGATGGGTGTTTTTCTTGTCGATCTTCCACTGGCCTACCGGAGCAAAACCGATTGGGCTGCGACTGCCGCCTTCGCGGTAAATCACTCCTTGGCGCAGCAGTTCGGAGACCGCCCTGGAAACATCCTCGCGACGAATGCCGGACATCTCCGCGATGTACGACGCAGCGATGCAGGCGCTCTCCAAGTTGTAACCAGCGGTTTGGCGGTGGATTGCCAGGGCGACACGAAGCTCGCGGCCTGACAGCTCAGCCCCGATCAGGGCCTCGTACAGGTCGTTGTCCATTCGGGTGAATCCGCTTTTCGATTGGATTGGGGTGACGGTGCTCACGCCTCACCTCCGCACAGCGATGCCCGCAGGTGCTCGACGCACTCACGGCGGAGTGCGGCTTTCGAGGCGGCTGCGTACTGGAGGCGAATCATTCGCGCGGCATTGAGTGCGGCGGTTTGGTGGTAGGACTTTTGGTGCGAAACGGCCAAGGGTGCGGTGTTGCTTGCATCCATTGCAGAGTGCATAATCGACCTCGATGTTTGTTGTAGAGAAGCCGCCCTGCCAGGCGGTTTTTTTTCGCCTGCGATTCGACTACTGGATGGATTCGCAGGTGTTTCAGTCATCTACTGGCGCAAGGCCAGGAATGGGATCATTTGCTCGTCAGGCAGCTGTTCTCCCGAGATCGGTTGGCGGAAATACCTCGTCCAGATCACATACCGCTCCAAGTGAGTTCAGGGCCGCAACGATCAAGCGCGCTTCTTCCAGACCTGGATTCCTCCTGCCGGCCTCATAGTTGGCCAAGCGCGACTGATTCCAATCGAGCTTCCGGCAAAGGCTGGCTTGGCTTAAACCCGCCCCTACTCGGATCTTGCGAACGTTGTTCATCAGGGGTTCCTCAATGACTTGCACTCAGGATAAACACGCATCGTGTTAATGGCAATCACAATAAGTGAAAGCCGGGTATTTCGTTTCGTGATGAAATCCCGCGAATGAACGAATCACTGAGCCAGCGCATCAAGCGCCTGAGAAAAGCGACCGGGATGTCCCAGGCACAACTGGCGGACGCCTGCGGCTGGAAATCACAGTCGCGTGTGGGCAACTACGAGGCCGGTACCCGCGAGCCGACCTTGGCAGATATCGCTTCCATTGCATCAGCTCTCGGCGTAGACCAGTCCGAGTTGCTCCTGAATGCCCCTGTTGCCGAGCAGGCTTCTGCGCCTGGCAGAACCACGGCCGACTTGGTAAAGCAGATGCTCGCCAAAAGTGGAAAGGGAATTCCAGAAGAAGCTCGACAATGGCTTCTAGCAGCAGCGGAAGACCCTGCCAATCAGGCCCTAAATGCGGATGCCGGTCTAGTGACCGCTGACTTCTCTCGGCCAGGCCAGGTTGGCGACGAGGTTTGGATTGCCCACTACGACGTGCGAGCAGCAATGGGCGGCGGGCAGATTCCGCACGAATACCCCGAAATGCTTCAAGACATCCGGGTCAGCCCAAGGCATCTGCGCGAGATGGGTGTCTCATTCAAAGAGCACTTCCACCTCAAGATGATCACCGGCTGGGGCCAGTCTATGGCTCCGACGATCAAGGACCGAGATCCACTGCTGGTGGACGTCACGATCCGTGAATTTACCGGTGATGGCATCTACCTCTTCTCCCACGACGAGATGCTGTACGTGAAGCGCCTGCAAAAGAAAGGCAAGGATCGTTTCAAGATGATCTCGGACAACAAGCATCACGATCCCGAGGAGATCCGCGTGGACGACACCCACATCCTGGCTCGAGTGCTTTACGTGTGGAACGGGCAGCCGGTTTGACCTATGACCCTAACCAAGCCTAACCAAGAGCTGCGCCGCGACCTCCAGGACCTGGCCAGCGACCTGAAGTGGTCAGCGGTCGAGCTGATGCGGATCGCAGTGCGCCTGAGCGAGGCCGGGAATGAAGCTGACGCCCAGGCAGTGATTAGGATCTGCCAGGTGATGCAGGCCGGAGAGGATCGGTTGGCGGGGTATGGGGATGAGGTGAAAGCAGGAAAGATTGCACGACAGAAGGCCGATTAGCGCCGCTCCATCGGTCACGCCATATGAGATGGTGTCGACCAATAACTACAACACCCTAGTGGCAGGGAGCAGGGGATGGCGAAAGCCGGAAAAATTCCATACGTCGATGCTATGTCGGCGATTTCTCTGGAAAAAGCATGGGCTGGAGCTACCACCATTTTATGGGTTGGCACGGGCGGCAACGGGTTTCCTATTGCCCATAAGTGCCGCGTGCCGGTTTCCTGTAAAGGTGTAGTGCAAGAAGGGCTTTTCATTGACTTGTTCCACAAGTTCAGCGATTTGCCTGGGGTTCCTGACAAGGTCAGTATGACCCTAGTGTCCGGAGGGGCAAGGGTTCTTGCCCTGGATGAAAACGGGCCCACCACGCATGTGAATGCTGTTGGCCGGGGCATGCCGCACTTCCAGAAGCTGGCAGACCACCCGCACCTTCATACCCCTGTTCCTGAAAGCTCGTCTGGCTATGCGGAGCCCATCGATCGGGTTCACATTGAGGCCCTGTGGCGCATCTTCCTAGAGCGTGCCAACATTGAGGGCGCACCACCCTTCAATCTCCCTAATCGAGGACCGCAAGAAAACAGCGGGCAAATGGATCTCCTATGAATTGCGCAGACATCAGCAGGCAGCTTGGCTTTCAATGCCGCCATATCAGCGATGGCCTGACATACATTCAGTCCCCTCTGACCCTGGCATTTGATGGCGCGGCAATTGGTGCGTTTGTTCAAGATATCGGTCGCGGCCTGGTCCGGATCACTGATAACTCTGACATCCTCTTCACGGCCATGACGCACGGCATAGCGCCGGACCAGAGGCGCTCCAGAAAATTCGGTGAGATTGCCAAGCTAAGTGGAATGTCCTTTTCCGAGAATGGGGAGCTGCATACCGTTTGCTCCCAGGATGAAGCGGGCTTCCAGATCGCCAGATTTATCGAGGCGGCATCCCGGATCGGAGATGCGTGTGACGATATGCTGGTTATCCATGTCCCAAAATTCCAACGCAAGGTAGGGTCGATCCTGGCAAGAAGGTATAAGGAGAGCCTGCGACGAGATTTCGTGCTCAGCGGGGCCAGCGGTCACCAACTGACCTTCCCCTTCGTTATCAACATCGGCAGGCCGGATCAGATGGTGATCCAGACCATCGCGGCTGGATCCTCCGGGAAACCTAACTGGGCAAGCATCTATGGGGCTGTCGGGAAAATGGGGGACCTTAAAAACTCCCGCGACAGAACTAAGCGCACGATCATTCTGGAGCAAGGCGAGGAGCAGTCCACTCAGCAAGCTATGGTTGCTCTGGCCGAGTCGGCTTCCATTGTTGTCTACGACGGAAACAATCAGCACCTATACGACGCGCTTCAAGCGGCGTAAGGCCTGCCACGCAAATACGCTGAAACATCATAGCCCGCCTCGGCGGGCTTTTTCATTTCTTCGCGATAGCTGGCCCAGGTGAAGATTCAAGGCGCTTTGATATCATCACCAACCACCCTCACTGAATGGACTCTGCTGATGCGCTCTCTCGCTGCCACCGCCCTCCTCTGCCTATCCCTCGTAGGCTGCGCCTCTGTCCCTATGGCCAATACACAGGACGACAGTGATGCCAAGCGCTTCTCCCCAGCGCCTGACATGTCTGGCATCTACATCTACCGAAATGAGTTCGTTGGCGCCGCCATCAAGATGCCTGTTGTGCTTGATGGAAGACAGCTAGGGAAGACTGTCGCTTACAGCTACCTGTATAAAGAAGTGCCGCCAGGCAAGCACATCATCACCGCCGATGGCGAGAATACCGATCTCCTGAAGGTTGAGACCCGAGCTGGCCAAGCCATTTTCATTCATCAGGAGGTGAAGATGGGGTTCGCAGTTGCTCGCAGCGGTATGAGGGTCGTTGATTCGACCGAAGGCAAAGCAGGCGTGCTTGAGTGCAAGCTGATCGAGTCGCAGTACTAGAATCGTCTAATAGTCATCAAGAGGCCCGCCGCATGGCGGGCTTTTTGATGGCCATCAGAAAGGTGCCTCCTCCTCAACCTCAATCTCGCTGTCCTCCTCGATGATGAAGTCGTCGCGATCTTGAGCTGCGCTCTGCTCCCACCGGACAGTCACGCTACCGTCATCATCGAACGTCAGATCAAGCTCAGGCGTTTCGGCCAGCAGCCCCATCACCTCCTCCCACTCCATATCTCCATCCGTGTCCAGGCGATGGATCGTCACCCAGCGCTGCGTCTGCGCGAGCGGATGATTGATCATCGACGAAACCCTCAGGCTCAGACGTTCTAGCCCGGTCATTTCCTCACGCTGAAGTACTGCTTCTTTCTTCTGCTTGGACATAAGCACCTCTCCTTAACTGTATATCCATCCAGTATTTGAAGCGAGAATACATCACGCCTTGTGAAAGGTGAAGCCGCCGTGTAGCGAAAACCATCATCACACCACTCACGAAAATCACATTACGTGTTGACACAATAAACACAATGCGTGATATTTGTCTCGACACGCAGCCTCTCACCAAGAGCTGCCAAGGCCCCATCACTGGCCACCGCTCTTTACACATCGTCGGGAACCTCGCGGATCGATCCCCGGTAACGGGAAGCCCCATGTGGGCATCGCTGAAAAGCGAACAGCGCGAGCAACAAATTCGATCCCCATGCCAGCTCTGGAACTGGCCAGCTCGATGTCAGGCGCTTACGGCGCGGACGGAGGGTTGAGCTGCAACGCTCCCTGCCAGGTGGCCCTCAGAACGGGCTGATGCACTGGTAAAGCGGGCCACGCCGGATAACCGGTGGAGGCTGCAGCAATTAAATAATCGCCCAGGACACCGTGGCGCGTAACGGATCCCAGTTAGACAGATTTGAATTAGCGCCCCGAGCCTCGGCATTGAGGGGCGCCGGACCTCATGCACCCTGCCCCGCTCAGTCAGGGCATTCAGAGCTGTAGCGTGCATGTTGTAAGGACCTGCGATCCATGGCGAACAGATGCTGATTGACGCCGTGAGGAGGAAGCTCGACGCCCGCAACCATGACGAACCGCTGAGCTGCAATCACTAGCGGCACACGCGGCGCCACCCTAGCGCAGAGGGAATCATCGCTGACGCAATGCCCCGGCCTGTCGCCAGTAGCGAGGCCGGGTCCACCGATTCACTGAAGCACCTGGGCGACCGGGTGCTTTGGGAATCCACTGGAGGAACACGGCATGACCACGATCATCAAGGACACCTTCACCAGCGGTGCTCAGGTGAGCATGGAGATGGACAAGGACGCAGAAGAGCTTTTCGTCTTCCACTGCCCAGCCGGCCAAGGCTGCATCGTCAGCAAATGGCCGCTAGACAGCGACCACATGCCGATCGCGATGGCGCATTACCAGGAGTGCTGCGAGCTGGAGAGTGCACCCTGATTTCACTGGCTGGCCTTGGCGACAGGGCCAGACGGGAAATCAACCGCCCCGGAGGGCAGATCGATGTCTCAGACATTCGAGCAAGGTTGGGCGGCTCGACCATTCGCTCAGCAGTTCCCGGAAATGAGCGCCGACGAGGCCAAGCGCCTCGACCACATCAATACGTCCATCACCACGCTGTATCTGGCAGGCCTGTTGACCGACAAGCAGGCGAACGAAATCCGCACCAAGAAATTCCCCAGGGTCGTCACCAAGGCGGTCCTGGGCAAGCGTTGAGCGATTTCACTGGCTGGTCTTGGCGACAGGGCCAGACGGGAAATCAACCGCCCTGGAGGGCAAGACGATGAGCTGCACCTGCATCAGCGATGCCGTGAAGCTGGTTACGGACCAGCTTGCTGAGGAGGCGCCAGGGTCTGGGCCTTTCTACATGCGCGCAGAGGGCCACAATCTGTCACTGAACATCGAGACAGGAAAAGCCGCTCGGCGCTACTGCGTAGAGGTCACTGGCCACTACATGGCGCCGAAAAGGGCTGGAGGAATGAAGCGCGTGAACAAGACCGTTTCGGTGGTCGCCAACTACTGCCCGCTTTGCGGCAAGAAGTGCGCGACAGACGAAGAAGAGACAACCAGCGCCACGTCAGCCTGACGTTGACTGCCCGATCTACCTGCCCCCCCTATCACCAGGCTGCATCGGCGTGTGATCTGAAGGCGCAGGCTGATGCGCAAACCTTGCCTCGTTGGCGAGCTACTGAGGCCTCATAGAGTTAGGCCGCCAAGCCGGAGATCAGCACCGGCCAGATCACACACCAATGCAGCCCCCGAGGACAAATCATGGAAACGATCACCTGCGGCTCATGGATTGGCCAGCTCGGAAAGGCGCTGGCTCCCCGCGAGCTTGAAGCACTGCTGTGGGTGGCCCAGGGCCTCACCACCAAAGAAATCGCCCGCCAGATGGCGGTCAGCCCCGGAACCGTGGCAAACCGCATCGAGAACGCCCTCTTCAAGCTTGAAGCTGGGCGGCGCATCGAGGCGGTAACCAAGGCCATGCGGCAGCAGATCATCAGCCCGCTGTGCATCGCGCTGGCCAGCCTCATCGCAATGCACGCAGTCATCGACGACGGCGACCCGATGCGCCGCGATCGCCGGGCGCCCGAGCGGCGCACAGCCCAAGTTCGAATCGTTCGCAAGGCCGAGGCCTTCGAGCACTACGCCTGATTCCCCTTCGAGGAACACCCCATGCAGACAGCAATGCACCCCGCCTTCGAGGCGAAACTCGCCGTGCTCGCGGCACTGCTTGAGCGCAGCCAGGCGGTACGCGACGAAGCCCATGCCAAGGTCGCCCAGGGCAGCCCGCGCTATCAGGCCTCGGGCCATGGTGGTACCTGGGATGTGGTTGAGATCGCCACCGGCGTGGTCCAGGGCTTCGCTTACAGCTACCGCACTGCCCTGCGCTTCGTCGATGCGATGGAGGCAGGTGCTGCGAGCAAACAGAGGGCCTTGCAATGAACGGCGCAGCAACCCAGGCCCAGCGCGCCGCCGTGCTGGACCAGCTCAATGCGAGCATCGACAGCTTCTTCGGTAGCGGTGGTAGCGTTCAGGTGCTGCGCGGCTTCGAGCCGGTTCCGCGGCGAGCCCATCACGGCCCCGGCGAATCTGCCGGCGATCAGTCGGTGACCGAACGATTCCGCGCCGAGCTCGACCTGGTTCAGCGAGTGAAGGAAGCGGCGAAGACTATGACCCTGGCCGAGGCCGTGCGCGAGCTAGGCATAGGCCGCACCGAACTCCACCGAATGTCCAAAGAGCACGGTTTCCTTTTCAGATCGAACAATCGGGAGCACCTGCAGCGAGAGGCGGCCCGCCAGGCCAGAGCTGCCGAGAAGGCGCGGATAATTGATCTGGTCCGAGCCAACAGCGGCAAGGGCCTCAGTCGCCACTTTGTCGCCAAGCGCCTGGGCATCAGCGATTCATACATCAGGAAGATCATCGAGGAGAACGGCCTCGACTTCCCGCTCTACGGAGACCGACCTTGAAACGCATCACGGCGCGCGTCAGGCACGGTCGGCGACAGCAACACATCAGCTTGCCGCCAAGCGGGCTATCAGAGGATCGAGGAGTTTCAGCGCATGAGAATCGACCTTCCCGGCCAGTTCGATCTGCCGATTCAGATTGCCCACCAGCCGCCGTCAGCACCCGAGGGAAGCAAGGTTGAATTGGCTGAGCGCATAGCCAAGGCGTTGATCAAATACGAATCGCGACCTTCTTCGGCGCTATGGATCGAAATCCAAGCCTGCGCCAAGTCGATCCTGAACTAACACCCCCGCGAGTTACCACCTACCGCCACCAGCCATGGAGGGCGGCCTACACCCTGGAGAAAGTCATGACCCAATCTGCACTGCAATCCATCGCCGCCGCCGACTTGCCGGAACGTGGCCAGCCCCTGGCTGGTGGCACCTTCCTGACACGCTACTGGCTGAACGGCCAAGAGCGAGCACTGATCCAGCTTGACGTCGAGTTCGAAGGCATCTGGGGCAAGTACGGGGTGAAGATCCCAGGCGCCGACAGCTACAGCGACGGCGAGGCGAACACCCGCGCCATGGCCGAGGCCGGCTGCGAGATCGCCATCAAGGCGCTGGAGCTGGGCGCGTTCATCCCTTCCTGCCTGGAAGGCCAACTGGTGATGGCTGCTCAGGCTGATGGCCTGGTAGCCATGCGCGAAGATCGCTTCCACTGGCTGAGCACGCAGTTCGCCGCCAACGTCGCCTACTTCTTGGGCTTTGAGGATGGCTGGCTCTTCAACGGCGGCAAGTACAGCGAGCGTCTCGTCCGCCCCGTCCGCAGCCTTCCAATCCAGTAATTCACCCATTCATTCCTTTTCTCGCAGGCGATTCCGGGTTCGTCAGGACGACGATCAGACCAGAAGCACGCCGGGAAGCGCCGGCCGCCTGCACCCCACTTCGACAGGAACGACCTCATGGAAAACGCTCCATTGATTGGCACCCTCAACATCCACCTCACGGCTCCGGCATTGAGCCCGCTGGCGTCAGCCTTGGTCAGCGCGCTGCTCAAGCAGGGCGAGCAGCGCCCAGCGGCCAGCGCCGAAGAGATCAAGCTGACCCCTCCTGAGATCGGCAAATACTGGCCAGGCCAAGGTGGCATCTACGGCGGTCTTCGCCAATACCCCGAGGGCCTGTGCCACATCATCTTTGCCGCTGAGGATGTCGGGAAGCACGCCTTTGGCGATTACGGCGAGGAGGTAGAAGGCACCAACCAGATCGACGGGCGCGCCAATACCGCGATCTTGCTCGCCCGCGAGGGCAAGCATCCGGCAGCCATCGCCGCAGCCGGCTACACCGCAGATGGTCACGCCGACTTCTACCTGCCAGCCTCCAGCGAGCTGCATCACGGCTACCTGTACCTGCCAGAGTCGTTCGAAAAGGCCTGGTATGTGTCGAGTTCGCAGTTCTCCGCCTACTACGCCTACGACATGGACTTTGAGGATGGCTGGCTCGGCTACGTCGACAAGTACAGCGAGCGTCTCGTCCGCCCCGTCCGCAGAATCCTTCAGTAACTCAGTTATTCATTCATGGGCGCCTCGGCGCCCTCGCTTTTAGGAGGCCAGGATGGCCCTGCACACGGATCTCGAGATCCACAAGGTAGGCGAAGAGCTGTTCCAGCTTTCGCTCAACCTGGTTCGCCACATCCCACGCGACCTGAAGCAGGTTGCCGGCAACAAGATCCGAGACGTATGCCTCGACATCCTGCTGCTGATCGGTCGGGCGAACATGGCGCGCGACAAGCGCCAGTATCTCACCCAGGTGATCGAAAACACCTGGGCGCTCAACTACCTGTTCAGGGCTCTGTCCGACTGCGCAGCTATCAGCCGAGGCCAACACGCCAAGGTCATGAAGCTCACAGCCTCCGTTGGACGCCAGGCGAATGCCTGGAAGAAATCCGCAACCGCGCCCGCCGCTTGAGGGTCAAGGCTCTCTTGCCTGTGCGCTGAATCTGGTCGTGCCGCTGATCTGTGATCACCGCCATGCGCAGCACGGATACCACCGGCAACTGCCGGCAGGTCCGGCGCAGTTTCCAGGCTGAGCAATCGTCCTGGCGACGTAGATAGCACGATAGGTCGCAGTTCTCCGCCAACAACGCCTACAACATGGACTTTGAGGATGGCTGGCTCAACAACAACGACAAGTACAGCGAGCGTCTCGTCCGCCCCGTCCGCAGATTCGCCCGTTGCGAGCTTCACCTTCGAGGAATTGGCCCAGGCCTATTACGACTGCCGACGGCGCAAGCGGAATACCGCAAGCGCACGACGCTTCGAGATCGACATGGAAGCCAATCTCCTCGACCTATTCGAAGAGCTTCAGGTCGGCACCTACCGGCCTGGCCGCTCCATCTGCTTTGTGGTCACGCGGCCAAAGGCCCGCGAGGTGTGGGCTGCCGAGTTCCGAGACCGCATCGTGCACCATCTGCTGTACAACCGCATCGGCCCCGCCATCGAGCGCAGCTTCATAGCGGACAGCTGCGCCTGTATCCCAGGGCGCGGCACGCTGTACGCCGGTAAACGCATGGAGGCGAAGATCCGCAGCCAGACGCAGAACTGGTCGAAGCCTGGCTTCTACCTCAAGTGCGACCTGGCCAACTTCTTCGTGTCGATCGACAAGCGCGTGCTTGCCCAGCAGTTGGCCGCACGCATAGACGATCCTTGGTTTCGCCAGCTCGCGCTACAGGTGCTCATGCACGACCCGCGTGAGAACTACGTCGAGCGCAGCCCGGCACACCTGTTCAACCGGGTGCCGCAACACAAGCGACTGACCGCGCAGCCTGCGTACCTGGGGCTGCCCATCGGCAACCTGTCGTCGCAGTTCTTCGCCAACGTCTACCTCGACTCCCTGGACAAGTTCTGCAAACACACGCTCAGGGCCAAGCACTACATCCGCTACGTCGACGACTTCGTGCTGCTGCATGAGTCGCCGCAGCAGCTGAATGGATGGCTCCAGCAGATCGAAGACTTCCTGCCCAGCCTGGGCGTCAGGCTCAACCCGTCGAAGACGATACTTCAACCAATCGAGCGTGGCGTGGACTTCGTCGGGCACGTGATAAAGCCCTGGCGGCGCACCGCTCGCAAGAAGTCGGTGGCCCAGGCCATGAAGCGAGTTGCCGCAGCACCTGCCGAAGACCTGCGCGAGACGGCGAACAGTTACTTCGGCCTGCTTGGCCAGGCCAGCCACAGCCAGAAAGATCGCGCCGCGCTGGCCAACTTGGTGCTGCGCCGCGGGCATATCGTCAATAGCGCGCTGACCCAGACCTACCCAAGGAAAAGGACAACCCCATGAGCAACTACAACTGCGACTACGTTCGTCGCCACTACAACGTCCCGGCTGAGGTTGGGCGTCGGGTGATTGCCAACGGCGAGCCCGGCATCATCATGGCTGATCGCGGCCATTACATCGGCGTCATCCTCGACAGCGATCCGAAGAAGCGCATCCGCAACTACCACCCAACCTGGGAAATGCAGTACGGCGATATGGCCAAGGAACTTCCGCTCAAGCAGTGGGAGGTGCTCACCAACGGCATGTATGACTGGGATGACGTGAGGTACATGCTGGGCGATGCGCGCCATTATGTGCTCCGGGTATGGGCAGCGACCCGCAGCCAAGCCAAATACCGGGCCTATCAAGAGCTGGCCGACTGCTTCAACGACGACGCCACAGCAATGCTGACCTTCAAGGTGCGCGCTGCCTGACCCTCCGGCGCTGCCCACCAACGCCTTCCCTTATTCAGCGACAGGGTCGGCACCCAGGCCTTTCCGGTAGCGCGCAATCGCGATGATCTGGCGCAGGCAGATGACCATGTCCTTCTTGAGGTGGTCATCCGGCAGACCGATCTTTTTCAGCATTGCCTGGGCTTCTTCCTCGATCGAGGCAAGGGCCTCGGTATCGCTTTTCAGTGTCATGGCGGCCTCCACCAGGTCGAGTCAGCCATGAACTGATAGCTCACCAAAACACTGCGCGCCAGCTACGGCGCCTTCCCCTATTCAACGATAACGCCTCCCCGGCGAGGATCACCAATGTCCATCACCTACGGAAGCGTCTGCAGCGGCATTGAAGCTGCGACTGTCGCCTGGCACCCGCTTAGGTGGCAGGCAAGCTGGTTCGCTGAGATTGAGCCATTCCCCTGCGCTGTGCTGGCCCACCACTACCCTGACACGCCGAACCACGGCGATATGACCCGCCTAGCGGCCCTGGTGCTGTCCGGCAAGATTCCCGCGCCCGACGTGCTGGTCGGGGGCACACCCTGCCAGGCCTTCAGCGTGGCCGGTATGCGCGAAGGCCTCGCCGACCCCCGCGGCGCCCTCACCATCAAATACGTGGAGCTGCTCGATGCAATTGACCATGTTCGAACAAAGCGCGGCGATCCCGAGGCCACCTGCCTCTGGGAAAACGTCCCCGGCGTCCTCTCCGACAAAGGCAACGCGTTCGGCTGCTTCCTCGGCGCCCTGGTGGGCGAATCCGAAGAACTCCAGCCGCCAAGGGGGAAATGGAAGGACGCTGGTTGTGTGTATGGACCCGGGCGAACAGTCGCGTGGCGGGTTCTGGATGCCCAATATTTCGGCCTGGCCCAACGACGCCGTCGTGTGTTCGTTGTCGCAAGTGCTCGAACAGGGTTCGATCCCCTCGAAGTACTTTTTGAGCGCGAAGGCGTGCGCCGGGATACTCCGCCGCGCCGAGGCCAGAGGCAAGACGTTGCCTGCACCCTTGATGCACGCACTGACGGCGGTGGCTTCCCAGGAACTGACGGGGCAACCGGAGGGCACGTAGTCGCACCGCCGGCGTGGCCAAGGGTGTTCGGTGGAAATAACACCAGCGGCCCGATTGATGTGGCTCCAGCGCGCAACGCATGCGCCAGCGCCAGTGGAAGGATGGACTTCGAGAGTGAGGCCTTCGTGGTCCACGGCACGCAAGATCCTGACGTCAGGTTCGAACAAGCCCACGCCCTGGGGCGAAACAACGGCCAGGAAAACGCGCTGTTTGCCTTCAGTTGCAAGGATCACGGCGCAGATGCTGGTGATCTGGCGCCCACGCTGCGCGCCATGGGGCACGGCTCCAGCCACCCGAACGCAGGCGGCCAAGTCGCGGCGTGCATCACAGGCGAGATTACGCACACGCTGAAGGCCGAGGGCTTCGACGCCAGTGAAGACGGTACTGGGCGCGGCCAGCCAATCGTCACCCACGCCATTCAGGCCGGCGCCCTCCGCGAAAACCCAGCCAGTGGACCGGACGGCGTTGGAGTTCAAGCTGACCATGCCTACACCCTCGAAGCCAGAGCCGAGGTTCAGGCGGTACAGTCAAATGCCCAAGTCAGGCGACTCACCCCGCGCGAATGCGAGCGTCTCCAGGGGTTTCCCGATGACCACACACTGATCCCCTATCGCGGTCGAGTCGCAGGCCTCTGCCCCGACGGCCCGCGCTACAAGGCGATCGGCAACAGCAAGGCCGTCCCCGTCGTGCGCTGGATTGGCCGGCGTATCGCCCAACAACTTCAACGTCTCGACTGAGGTATCCCCATGCCCACAGAAAACCGATCCAGCAACACAGAGATGGCCAGCGTGCCGCGTGACTGGGCAAATCACTATGCCGACCTGCTTGAAGAGCGCTGCGCCTACGAACAGTCAGAGCTGGTCAAAGCCTTTCTCGCCAAGCCAGCCGAGCAGCCCAAGGGCGAGCCTATCCAACTGACAGCGGTGGCCACCCTTGTCGATGATGCCGACGGCGGCCTTGAGGCGAGCTGGCTCCTCGAAGGCGGTACCGCCGAGTTGTTCGCCGGCATGACGCTCCTGGTTGCCGAGAATGCCCCTGAGCTGTGCCAGGAAGACGGGGGCGCCCAGGTCTACACCCACGCCGATCCTGGCGAGGTTGAGCGGCTGCGCTTTGAGATCGAGAAGCTCCGATTCAGTCTGGAGGCGCACGATCACGAAGCGGTGCAGGATGACTGCGCGCGGGCCGAAAACCGTACTCTTGTTAGCGAGGTCGAGCGGCTGCGTACGGCGGTTGAACTGGCAGAAAGTGAGGCTCTATCAGCGATAGTCGAGCGCGATGACCTGCGCGCCCAGCTTGCCGAGCGGGATGCGCTGCTGCGCGATAGGTCTGGCGACCTTATCCGCATGGCAGCTCATCTGATCAGCGCGCCTCTGTTCGCCCTGCAAGAGCTTCAGGACGAAGACAAGAAAATGACTCGCGCTCGAGTTGATCATGCCGTTGATGTTGCGGATGCAAGACTGAAGGATGCGGCATACGAACTGCGCCGGATCGCTAACGCCCTATCAGTCAGCGCAGAGTCGAGCGAGCCTGTATTCAGAGGCGCCAAAGAGCTCGGCACCGCCTGCGGCAAATGCCGGCGCTGCAACGAGAACGCATAATTCCGAAAGGAGTACATCCGTACTCTTTCCGCTTTAACCCATCTCCCCTCTATTCACTGCCGCGATATGGCGGCCAAGGACGAAGTCATGCCCGCAGAAAAGCAACCGGCTTGGCCTGACCATTTCCGTTACGTCGATGAGATCAGCCCTGATGGGGTGACCATCGTCTGCCAGCGGTTCGTTGTGCTGCGCGAGTCCGAGCACTTCTACTGGATTACCCGTGATCGTAATGCTGGCTGGGCCACTGATCTGGTTGCCTCTGGCGAAAAGAGCCCGCTCATCAAGCGCGTATCGAAGGAGTCGTACGGTCGCCGCTACGCATATCCGGACAAGGCGAAGGCCCTGAATTCATACAAGGTCCGCAAGCGCCGCCAGATGGGCCATGCCCAATTAGCTATTGAGCGCGCCAAGGCCGCCCTGGAAGACCTAAAGGACGTAGACGCGATCAACGACGAGCACCTGTGCTCGGGCGGCGATTACATCAAAGAACTGACCTGGGATTGCTGACCATGACCCGCCTCACCCTCTGCCTCCTGCTGCTGGCCACCGGCGCCAGCGCAGCACCCAAGCCGCAAGACAAGGTCATCGACGTGCAGCACGACAGCCAGCGCGGCGTCACCTGCTACGTGCTCAACGGGGTAGGCATCAGCTGCATCCCCGACAGCCAGCTGCAGGCCGGCAACGAGCCCCAGCTCTCCCCGCATGAGCAAGACGACAACCGCCCCACTCCGGCGGCATCAAGCCCGCACTTGATCGAAGAGAGGTATTCGCTGTGAAGGCGCTTTCAATCCGCCAACCATGGGCCTGGCTGATCATCAGCGGTGGCAAGGACATCGAGAATCGAACCTGGCACACGAAGTTCCGAGGCCGCTTCTTGGTGCACGCCGCCGCCGGCATGACCCGGCGTGAGTTTCTTTCGGCGTTTGATTTCATGGCGCAAAGAGGGATCAAGGCGCCGTTCCCGGTACCGCCTGACAACCTGTTGCGCGGCGGGATCATCGGCTCGGTAGAGCTTGTCGATAGCGTCAATCACACCGAATCGCCCTGGTACATGGGCGAGAAAGGGTTCGTGCTGCGTGATCCGAGGCCGATGCCGTTCATCCCGATGAAGGGGCGCCTGGGATTCTTTGATGTGCCTACTGAAGCACTGTGCACCTGCCCATCCGGCAACGGATCACTCCGCTGGCCGTGCCCTGCTCACCCTCCAGAGGAACTACTGCCATGAAGACACTCGGCGAAATCATCGAAGCCGCCAAGTGCGGCGAGCGCCCCGAATACGACGAACTGCGACTGGCTGTCTGCGCCATGGATGCGCTCATGACATTCGACCGCCAGGCAATCTGGAAGCTTGCCGAGGGCGAGGAGAAAGGCAAGAAGCAAATCCTGGTGTGGAGCAGCCTCTGGCAGCGCGACGAGCAGTTCGACCGTATCAAGCGGGCCATGGCCACCGACCCGAAAACGTGGCTCGGCCCCAACTATGACCCCGATAGCCCGGAAGTGCAGGAGCGACGACGTATGTCGATCGCCATCACGGAAGGTGCTGCACGGCGAGCACAGGAGAAGAAGGCATGAACACTGGAGCAACCGACGTACAAGGCCTGATGAATGCCTGCCAGCGCGGCGTGGCCGGAAAAGGTCCGGCGATCGAGGCGGCTAACAACCTGTTGGCCGAGTGCTACGGCGTCTTGGGTAAGCTGGCTGCCGAGAACGAGGCGCTGCGCAAGGATGCTGAGCGGTATCGGTGGCTGCGCTCTCGCGATCTTGAGACCATCAGCCAGGGCGGTGTCTTCGCCGGCATAACCCCGCAGAACATGGTCCTCAACGAGGAAACCTTAGACCAGGCTGTCGACGCAGCCATGACTAAGGAGGCGCAGCCATGATCGCATTCGCCTACATGGCCTATCTGATCTACAGGGGGCCGCGATGACCGATGCAAGCCTCTACCACGGCGACTGTCTGGAGGTGATGCAATCAATCCCAGACGCCAGCGTCGACCTGGTGCTGGCCGACCTGCCCTACGGCACAACGCAGTGCGCTTGGGATGTCGTGATCCCATTTGCCCCTCTCCGGGAGCAGTACTTGAGAATCGCCAAGCCGGAGGCGGCCATTGTGCTCTGTGCAGCGCAGCCGTTCACCTCAATGCTCGTCGCCAGCAACCCTGGAATCTACAAGTACGAATGGATCTGGGAGAAAGGTGCTGCCACCGGCTTCCTGAATGCCAAGAAGCAACCACTGCGCGCGCATGAAAGCGCCCAGGTCTTCTACCGGAAACAGCCGACGTACAACCCGCAAATGACCGGCGGGCACGAGCGAAAGACATCCAGGCGCAAGACGGTGAATTCCGAGTGCTACGGCAAGGCGCTGCAGCTGACTGAGTACGACTCAACAGACCGGTACCCGCGCTCGGTTCAGTTCTTCTCGAGCGACAAACAACTTGCCAGTCATCACCCGACCCAAAAACCCGTGGCGTGGATGCGATTCCTGATCGCCACATACACAAACCCCGGCCAGGTGGTGCTCGACAACACCATGGGCAGCGGCACGACAGGCGTCGCCTGCATCCAGCTAGGGCGCCAGTTCATCGGCATCGAGCAGGACGAGGCGCATTTCGGTACCGCGCAACAACGCATAGCTGATGCCATCACCCTTCGCGACACTCCGGCAGCGCAGATCGAACTGTTCGAAGCGCGCGCCTAACCCCTCCCCCTACAACTCAAGCCCGTCGACGATACCCGGCGATGAGCAACGCAAGCCCAGGCACCAGCAAACCGACTGCGGTATAGCCGAAAGCAGCCTGCCCAGATGCGCCTACTGCTGCGAATGCAGCACCGACTGCAATCAGTGGCGCAGCTACGAAAAAGAACGGTTTGGCTGTCTTGCTCATATCGAACCTCCTGTTTGATCAACCCTTTTATCACATGAGCCCGCCGACATGCGCGGGCGAGGATTCCCCATGTCCGCAATCAATCGATTCCACGAAGTAGCCAATGATGCCCTGGTGAGCATCAGCGACCACCTGAAACCAGAGGCGAAGCTGACCCTGGTGATCTACACGCCAGGCGAGCCAGAACAAGACATCGTCTTGAAAGGCCCCGGCGTAGATGCCGACGAGGTTGTGAACACGCTACGCCGGCGCGGCGGCCTGAGCCTCGACGGCGATAACGGCTACAGGCGCGGTGTATGCGACGTGGTTGTCGGCAGCCTGGCCGCAGGCAAGCAAGACAGCAACCCGCCGCCTACTGGTCATTGGGGCCAGCAGTTCTGGGAGACCGGCCGGGCCGAAGGCCAGCAGCGTGATGAACTGATAGCCGCTCTTGAGCACCTGGTTACCGTCACCACTCCCGATGCAAATGGCCAGATCGAGGCGAAGGAAGAACACCTCGCATCCCTCGAACACGCCCGCGCAATGATCCGGCTGCATCGCGGCTGACCACCAATCTGCCGCCACCGGCGGCGTGGAGACCATCCCATGGAACATACAAGCGAGTTCCTCGAAGAAGACGAGGTGGTGCGGATCACCGGCTACCAGATCCCGAGCAAACAAATCGCCTGGCTGGCCAACAACGGCTGGCAGTACACGCTGACCAGGGCGCGGCGCCCGGTTGTAGGCCGGGTCTACGCCCGCCTCAAGATGGCCGGGGTTAAACCCAATGTAACGAACGCAACAGCAGAAACCTGGACACTCGACTTATCGCGCGTGGGGTAGAAAGTGCGCCATAGAAAAAAGGAAAACCGTGACCTGCCGGAGCGCATGCTTCGGAGGGCTCGAAAGAGGAAGGGCGGGAAGATTTGGGTTGCGTATTACTACTGCGGTAGAGACGCGAACGGAAAGAGGATCGAAATCCCTTTGGGGCAGGACTTGGCAGAGGCCAAGCTGGAGTGGGCGCGATTAGAGCAAAAGGCGAAGCCGAAAGCGATGGCGACGATGGGAGAGCTATTCGACCGGTACGAGCGAGACATCATCCCAGGGAAGGCGCCGCGCACCCAGAAGGACAACAAGTATGAGCTGGAGCGCCTGCGCAAGGCTTTTGCTGACGCCCCTATCGAGGCGATCACCCCTCCGGTAGTGGCCCAGTACCGTGATGCTCGCACGGCTAAGACCCGGGCAAACCGAGAAATTGCACTGCTCTCGCACGTGTTCTCCATGGCCCTGGAGTGGGGTTTCGCTGAGCGCAACCCATGCCTGGCTGTACGAAGGAACAAGGAAAAGGTCCGAGACTTCTACGCCGCCGACGAGATCTGGGATGCAGTGTACGCCGAGGCTGATCAAGGCCTGAAGGATGCCATGGACCTAGCCTACCTGGCAGGCCAGCGCCCCGCAGACACGCTCAAGTTCAGCACAGCCGACCTAGATGACGACTTCCTGTGGGTTGACCAGAACAAGACCGACAAGAAGCTGCGCATCCGGCGCCACGTTGGCGGCGAGCTTACCGGCCTGGGCTTGTTCATTGAGGCGCTGCTTGATCGAAGGAAGCTCCAGGGCGTGCGCAACTCGCGTCTTATCACCAATGACGCAGGCCTGCGCATGAGCTGGGGCATGCTCCGCAATCGCTTCGCTGAAGCGCGTGACAGCGCCGCAGCAAAGCTGACCGCAAACGGAAACTCCGACATGGCTGCCAAAGTTAGGCAGTTCCAATTTCGGGATATCCGACCGAAGGCTGCGTCGGAAATCGAAGACATCAGCCACGCTAGCCGGCTCCTGGGGCACTCGAAAGAGGAGATTACAAAGCGGGTCTACCGGCGCGTCGGCGAGGTTGTTAGCCCGACGAAATAA